CTTGACCAACTTTTTATAGTTAAGTTTTCATAAGCATTTCTTAATATAAGTTATTGATTTACAGACGATTAAATATTAATTTAACGCAGTATTGTTATATTAAAGGGGGATTTAAATACAGGTGAAAGTTGTGCAAACTCTTATATTTTTTACAATATAAATAATAATGTTTTTTGTTTCGATGTACTTGATACGGAAATAAGAGACCGCAATATTCACCTTGCTACAGAAGAAGAGAAGCAGCATCTCTTTGACGCTCTCGCAAAGAAAGGCAAGACTTGGGATGCTAAAAAGAAAATGATTATTGACTTGAAGCCCAAGTATGAGTTTAAGCCTATGGACTTGTGTTTGATGAAGTACATAGGACAATATAACAACAGAGGATGGGAATTGTGCCAATATGCTTATACAGAACATCGTGTATCATTAAGTGGAGAACAACGTGATTTCTATCATTCGGTAGGAGGTGAAATATACGCAGAGTGTATTCCTTATAAAGGCAACGAGCATCTTTTAGGTACAAAAAAATCTAAATAAAACACAACTTCCACGACACAGAATGAGCGAAAGTAAGTTAAGGCTTTATGCCCATATACCTTCTTAGCCCCAGCACAATACTGGTCGTGGAGGTCATTATAAAACTTAAAATAATGATAGATAAGAAAATAGAAGAAGCTGCAAGACTTGACGATGAAGAATACTACGATAGTTTATCGGATAATGATAGATGCTTTTTCGAGTATGGTTTTAGACGTGGATATAATCGGGCTTTGAAGGATTTGCGGCATCCTGCTAGTGAAGTTCCACGAAATAATAATGGTAAGATTCTCGCATTCTCAAAAGTTAATAGTAATATGAACGCTATGTTAAATGAAACAGCTTGCTACACATATCAAGGAAAGCAGAAAGTTAGAGTTAGAGAATATACTTTTACTGATTTGGTATTCGTGGAAGACTTACTTGATTTAATAAAGAAAGGATGCAATCATGATTAAGGAAGTAAAAATGTACTCTGTCGTTTGTGACAGATGCGGAAAGCCCTTTATTGATGAATTTAATGGCATTGTGGCTTGGGTGGACGAAGGAACTGCCAAAGAGCAAGCAATGGAAAGCGAATGGGCAGAGATAGGTGATAAGCACTACTGCCCAGACTGCTATGAGTTTGACGATGAGTTAGATGAGTATGTTCCTAAAAAGAAAGGAGATAAGAATGAGTAGAAATTTAATGAGAATGGCATTGATAATGGCTGCTACGGCAGCTTATGCACAAGATGATATTTTCGGGTGTTCAAGTCCTAGACTTGACGCACCAAGCGGCAATATTCCTTCTGATAAGCAGAAGTGTCAGCTAAAGGCGCAGCATGAGTTCACCATCAAGGGGATAAAAATTATGGCAGCTTCAAAGAAAGATGCTATTAAGAAGTTTAATCATCGTAAAAAATAAAGAGATATGTTATACGAAGCAAAACAAGGTACAAAGGCTTATGAATACATTAAGAGTATTCTCGATGCTGAATTTGAAGAGCATAAAGCCTACATGAAACGAGTAGAAGAAGCCGTAGGTTTCAAATTTGAAAAATATCAGGGCTATCAGCCTAACAGCAGCTTGCTGCGAGAGTACGAGATAACCGCTATCTGGGTACCTTCAGAGCGTTACGATACGCTAGATAAGAAGGTGTGGAAGAAGATAGACGGTGTAAAATTGGAGGACGGTTACTATATAGCTATTGCGCCTAATAAGCGATACAAGCAAGGTAAAGCTGTCGCCGCCGTACTTGCCTCCTATAAAGCTGTTACCAATCATTTCAAGATATTGAATGAGTTGGGCATAGGGGATTCTCAAAGTAGTTCTATCTCCATCACTCAGCTTCTCCGTCACAAAGACCGCATTTTCGCCTTCTTCGATGATGGCATCCGAGCCGAGAAGTGCAACTCTGATTTCAAGGAAATCACGATAGGTGAGTATGAGGATTTCATTAATAGCAAAGATTAAAGCGTATGGCACAGAAATATATAGTTAGTGATGTTGTTATGTATGACAACAAAATCATGGTTGTTAAAGAGCCTAGAGACGGAAGTCACTTTGACTTGTCTTGCCCTAAAGAAGGATTGGTGTACTGCTTTGTTGGTGTTGAGGATATAAAGCCAGTAAGTCTTACTCCAGAGATTCTAAAGAAGAATGGATGGAAGAAAGAAATGTATCATGATTGGCGGCATTACATTCCACTAGAAAGAACTCTTTTATATCTATCTAGATGTGTAGATAGAGATAGAGATGGTGCGTTCGAGGTGTGTGTTGGTCTAGACATGAGTCACATCGCTTACATTAGCTTTGTTCATCAGTTACAGCACCTTTTCTTTAGCTTGAATATTAATCACGAAATGGATGTGTAGGTATGGCTAAGTGTCCTTTTAATAAATATAAAGAGTGTCAAGAATCAGATTCGAGATATTGTTATTGTACTCTTCCATGTGATGTGTATAATAATTATAAGAATAAGTTGTTAACTTAAAAGTATAGAGATATGAAATTAGGAGAACTCAGAAAAATCATAGCAGATATAGACACAGTATATGATAATTGTGATGTAACTTGTTATGAGAGCAATGGTAATTTAGGATATGCAAGTATTGCAACTACTGCTTATCTTGGTAAGACGTATGTAAATCAAGGCTATCCTATACGCAGAACATTTCAAATTCAATTTGAATTGCCAGATAAAATTAAAAATAATTATTTAAAGTAACTAACCGCCTTCGGGCATAAAATATAATAGTATGCTTATAAGCGAATTTATTCAACAACTTCAAGACCTTTGTGATAATGAAGGTGATATGGAGATAGTGATAGTAACAGATAACAACAGATTGGGTTCTATACCTCATGTTAAGAAATCACCGATTTACGACCAATTTGAAATCACAAAGTATTAACCGCCTTCGGGCATAAATAGATAGAATATGACTAAAATAGAATTATACAACAAATTACAAAATGTAGAAGGTCGTTTAAAGATGATGGATTCACAAATATCAGAGCTTCGCAAAAAGCAGAATGGTATAATGAACGACTTCCTTAGTTTGTTACCTTTTCAGAAAGGTGACAAGGTAAAAGATAAAGATGGCAATATCTTTATCATAGAACAACTAAAAAGTGCCATGTCTCTTGGCAAGAATGAAGTCAAGGTTCATTTTTTTATCCGAAAAATAAAGAAAAACGGAGAACCTTATCTATACGAATGCCAAGCTTGGGGAATTGATTATTTTTCCCTTGAGAAAGTAACAGAGTAACTAACCATCCCTTATGGGATATAAATATAAATAACATGACACTAGATGAAGCAATAGAACATTGTAAGAAGGTAGCTAAAGAACAAGAAAATTGTAATGAAGGTTGTTCTTTAGAACATAGACAATTAGCTATTTGGCTAAGTGATTTGAAAGCTATTACGGAAAATAGCTATGAGGATTTTAAGCGTGTAATAAATATATATACACACGATTATACTCTAATGGCACTTCAAGGAAGATTAGATGCGAATCCTTCAATTTCATCAAAAGAAGTTGCTAAATTGGTAGCTGATGATGTAAAGTATTTGCTTGAAGAATTAGCATTAAATAACAGATATTTTGTACCTAAAAAAGTATAAAATGGGAGCATTTGAAGATTATATTGATAAAATAGGAAGTGAATCCGGAAGCATGGGACCGTGGCTAGCACATTGGCGACTATGTACTCTTCAGAGTGATTATTACCATAAGTACGGAAGATATCCTTCTAAGAATGAATTATTCGAATATGGAAATTCTCTTATGGGAGGAAATTCTTGTACACTTAGTAAAACTGATGCTTCAATTAACTCTATTAGTTCTTCAACTAGTAAAGATAGCACTTCTCAACCTAGTGAAGAAGCATTAAAAATTTTAAAATCATTAGAATTTAATAAAGAGAAATCTTCTGATGATTCAGTTTCTAAGTCACAATTTAATAAAACATATAAAATATGGAAATAGATGCAATAATCGAAAAAGCTAAACTTATCAAGGAAGCTGATAATCCTGAGGGAATAGATAACTTGATAAAAAGTTTAGAGTCTTATAAAGCAAATAAAGGCGATATAAGAAAAAAGAGAACTTATAATTTTCTATTTGGTATTTGTGGAAATGGAGACATGTGGTGGTCAAATGTCGAAGCTCGATTATATGGTCTTACCACCAATATAGTTAAAAGATTAAACGAATACTATAGTAAAAGATTCCATAAAATAGTAAAAGAAAAATATCATCTTGCGGGATATGTAATTGATTCAGACGATGAAATATATGATTATGTATTTGATGTAGAATTTTACGAAATATCACATAAATTGGAAGTTTTATTATATAAACACAATTTTGATATTGTCAGTGATTTTGATGGCATTGAAGACTACCATGTTTATGTTCCTTCTGAAATCAAAAGAAGACTTATAGACTTTGGGAAAGTAACTGAGTAACTAACCGTCCTTATAGGACATAAATACAAGTAATATGAAAAAGATTATTTTGGCAGCCTTAGTCGTTGCAAGTTTGTTCGCTTCTTGCTCTAGCGAGAAGACTTTTAAAAAGAAAGATGGCTCTACGATTACAGCAAAGCCTTATGGCTGGGCTAGTAAGGAAAACAAAGTAGAAGGTGTTAACTACGAGTTGAATGCTCCAGATGTTGTAGTTTCAATCATCTTCGCTCCATCAGTTATCGCTCCTGCTTTACTGACGGCTTATGATGTTTGGGAACCAGTATCATATACTGAGCCATCTAAGTAATCAACCACCCTCTCCTGCAATAGGGAGAGGGTAAAAAGAAGAGAATATGAAAATAGCAATAACATTCACAGACCAAAATCCTGATGGAGGTGCGGTTATAGGTAAGGAAACTTATATTGTTCCTGTAGATGAGAAGTATATACCAGTAAAGGTGATAAATGAGCTTAAAGCATCGTTTTGTAGAGCTGTAGAAATTACTATTGTAAAGAATTAAGGAGGACAAGCAATGAGTATAAAAAATGCTAAAGAATACATCAATAATTCTATTCAAATTTTGAACTCTATGAGTTGGCTTATAAGTACTCAAAAAGCTGAAGCTATAATGTATTTAAACAAAGCACTTAAAGAATTGGAGGATTGAGTATGATAGAACCTTACGAAGGCTATACGTGTTGGAGACTTAAAGATGGGCAGTCTTGTGACTATTGTCCAGAGTACTCCAATTGCCCTGCTAATAATGATGATAATTAATAAGTAAAGTAATATGGACAGAAATCAAGCTAAAGAATTTTATCCTATTATGCAAGCTTTTGCAGAAGGAAGGGTAATTGAGTGTAGAACCAAACCAAGTGCCATAGAAGATGAGAATGTTCCGAATGAATGGGCAGAAATAAAGGTTATAGAGTTTAATGGCAATAAAGAGTATCGCATTAAGCCAAATCTAGAACCTGAGTCTGAGTACCGTCCTTTCAAGGATGCTATAGAGTGCTGGACTGAAATGCGTAAGCATAAGCCGTTTTCAATCTTGAAGGATAAAAAAGATGGACATCGGATTCAAATCCCTTCTATCTCTGATGGAATTAATTCAATTAGTACAAGTCTAGATTCAAATTCATGTTTTAATTTTAAATACATAATGGAGTCATGTACCTTTGATGATGGGGCTCCATTTGGAGTAAAAGTGGAGGAATAGTTATGGCATATTGTTTTTGTGATTTTTGCGATTACAAGGATGAATGTAAGCACTATCGAAAGGTAGTTGTTTGTCCTTATATAAAAACGGAGGAATAATTATGGATAAAAATGTTTGCGATAATACATTGGTCTTTGGTAGCTGCCATGCTAGAAGCTGTATTGAAGTACCTTCTTTGAACGCAGGAAAGGCTAAATGGAAGGCTTTCTATGATAAGTTCCCTTGGCTTAAAGGTCAACCTTTCTATCTTAGACGTTCATGCTTCTGGGATGGAGGTGAAAGAAATTTGAAGGCAATAAAAATTAAACTTAAAAAGATATAGTTATGGCATGGGTAGCAAAAGATTATATCGGAGAATGGATATTCAACTGCAAGCCAGATATGTGGGCTGGTGATTGTATCGAACATAATTATTGGTTGCCACAAGATAGATATGGGGCTTATGGTTTTCAACTTCCAAGTGGCAGCATTAAGAAGCTCATCGGAAGAGAATTGTCTTTTTCCGATGAGCCAGTCGAACTTAAATAAGAATAGCTTATGTATAGACCGATTACAATGTATCAGATTGTTTGCGATAGATGCGGAGAAGTATTTGGCGGTACAGACACTTGCTCTGCACTATTCCACGACAAAAGTACTGATATTGAAGACTTCTCAAACTGGAAGATGATTGATGGTAAACACTATTGTCCTGTGTGCGATGGGGTTAGGTCATTAATGGAGTGTATAACGTTAAAGCAAAATAGTTATGGCAACCTATAGAATAGTAGATATGTATCGTAAAAGCAAGGCTGTTAAAGGCGTACATTATGATTCTTGGAATGAGCCAATCTTTGCTTTTCGTGTAGATAAGAGACATTCATTGCTCTTAGGACTTATCAATTATTGGGATTATGGTGCATATAACCTTTGCCCAGAGTATTTGTTTTCTTCGATTGATAAAGCCAAGGATGCTATATTGAAGGTTGATAGAAGTAGAAGAGTAACAATTTTATATAAGTAGCTTATGAAAGTAGAAGATATTAAATTCAAGGCAAAGAGTATCTTAGATGGAGCTTGGGTACAAGGAGATTTAATTCATAAAGAAGATGGTAAGATTGCAATATTAAGAAACGGATTTAATGTATCAGAAGTTGACCCTTCTACAGTCTGCCAGTTCACAGGACTAAAAGACAAGAATGGTAAAGAAATCTTTGAAAATGACCTTTTGTACGATGAAGATAGCGGTATAGTGTCAGCGATAAAGTGGAAAAGACATGTTTGTGGTTATGTATATGAAAAGGCTGGTATGTTTTCAACTATGCGTGTATGTGCTAGCCACACAAGTCTTTTGAAGATTATTGGCAATAAATTCGACAGAAAGGAAGGTAAAGAATGAAGAAAATATTATTTTATTCAGTAATTGTATTGGCTGTGATTTTCTCAATCCCTTATGTAGCTTTGTGTATTATAGCTTGCCTATATATTAAAATAACAGGATTTGTTATTATTCCACTAAGCTCGTATGTTGGTAGAGCTGCACCTCTGCCAAAATGGTTTATGCGTTTTTCCGATTGGTTAGAATACTTAACAGGTAAAAGCTTATGAAGATTAGACTAGCAAAAAAGATAATGAAAGCAAGGCTACTGATGAAAAAGAACAGTCATTGGTTTCATGTAATAAATCTTCCTTATTGGAAGATGAAACACAATTTGATGCTTACACATAAAAGTATAGACCACCGCATCACCAAGGCGATAAGTTTAACAAGTAAAAAGAAGAAATATGGCAAAGTATGAATATGAATACATGGTAACTTCGATAGTTATTGATAAAGCCGATGAGATTGCCAAGGTTCTAACTGGCAGATTCAATCAAGAAGGCTATGAAGGTTGGGAATTAGTACAATATAACCTAATACCACCATCTGCATTGATAACAGCATCTACGATACCTTGTTTCGGTTCAATCTATATACTTGCGACATTCAAAAAGAGTAAGTAATAAATACAAGTAATTATGAGCAACAAAACATTTGACTTCTCGGAGGCTCTGAGAAGAATGAAGGAAGGGAAGAATGTTAGACGTAAAAATAGCGAATACATATTTGCTATATGCGGAGGCGGCTGTTTCCCTCAAACAATATCATACAGAACGTGTATGTCTAATATGTTCTCTTTAGGTGTTGCAGCTATACCTACTGAATGTATTCTGGCTACCGATTGGGAGGAGGTGGAAGAATGATGAAGGATGATGAAGAAAGATGTTGTGGTAACTGCCTTTGGATGGGATGCGAAGACATCTTAGGCAATGGATGGTGCTACAAAAAAGATTGCGAAACATCTTGTGATAAGGTTTGCAAGAAACATGAATTTTAAACTTTAAATATAAAATGGAAAAGATTTACAGACATCTCAAAGGAGGTTATTACAGATTTATTACTGAGGTCACTAATAGTGAAACTCAGGAGAAAGAAGTTGTTTATCAGGCTCTCTATGGGGAGCGCAAGGTTTGGACTCGCCCTGCTGATATGTTCTACGGAAAGGTGAACGTCGATGGCGTGGAAATTGATAGATTCACCGAGGTTATTGGCGTGCCAGTCTTGTTTAAGAAGACAAACGAGAACGCTATCATGCCATCTAAGGCGCATAACGATGATTTCTGCTACGACTGCTATGCGGTATCAGAAGAAGAGGTTGCCCCTAATGTGTGGAAGTATGGTCTTGGATTTGCTTTGCAGATTGAAAATCGCAACAAACCTGCCGATATTTCGAGATGCTTCACGTTTCGTCCTCGTTCTTCCGTATATAAGACTGGTATGATTCTCAGTAATTGTGAAGGCACTATCGATGACCCATATACTGGCGAGATTTCTGCCGTATTCTATCATGTTATGCCAAATATGCCGCGATACAAGGTTGGTGATAAAATCGTGCAATTTCACCTAGAAACAAGTGACAACATCATGTTTGTAGAGACGGATGAATTAAACAAAACAGAACGTGGTGATAACGGCTACGGCTCTTCTGATAAGAATGGTATGGTACTCTAAAGTAAAAGGTCTTACAGAGAAAGTAATTGAGTTATATCCCACGATGTCTTCAAGGGAAATAGCAGATGCTACTGGATTTGCCAAGACTACTATAATTCGGTGTGCTGCAAAGAATCATCTTAGGCACACCGAAGAAACACAGAAAAGAATAGATGAATACGTAAGGCAACGAAGGTCTTCTGGTAGAAAATCATACGATTATTCTAAACTGAGTAAGAAGATTACTCATACAAGAAAGATGGAATCGTGGCGTGTAAGAAGCGGTCTAGAACAAAATACAAAATATAAAGTTCGTATCACTCCAAAGCGCATACAAAATGCGATGTATCATCTTATGCAAAAGTATGGCTATTTCTATGAAACTGTTGACAAAACTGTATTATATTACGATTCGCAAACAAGACGTGTGAAAAACGAGAATTACTATACAGAAAAGTATGGAATCTCTTTTATTCTGGCTGACGAATAACTTCTGTGCATTATCTATATGTTTAGGGGTGGCTACACATCGCGTGCGGTCACCCCTTTTTGTTTGTATCAACTAATAACCAAATAAAAACATTAGAAAAAACTAAGAACGTTTATGTAGTTTTAACTTCCAGTATATCCAACCTAAAAATGCGAGAATACCTATAAAAAGACAAACTGATGCTATCTTACCTATATTCAAGAAAGCTTTATCTGCCTTTGATAGTTGCTTCTCTACATATATTTTATCTTTCGATATTTTACTTATCACTGAGATTAATGAATCACACTTGCTATGATATATCGCAGCACTATCCTTGTATTCTTTAAGACTAGAAATACTATCTCTCAGCATTTGTACATATTCCTGTGATATTTCGTGATATTCGTAATGGAATCTATCTTCTCCAATTTTATTTCCATTTGCGTCATATTTCGAAGCTGTGCTGTCCTTTATATGCGTCTTCTCTTTTGTGGTGGACTTCACGGATTCCTTATGTGCTGCTTTATAAGATTCCAACTCTTTAATAAGCCTTGCGTTAAAGAGTGAATCCCACTTAGCCTCGTTACGTTTATCAGTGATGTATGTCTGTTTTTCTATCACTCGCTCTTTCGCCTTACATCTACAGAACATTGATAGAATCAGCATTGCTACTGCAATGATGGTTATCACTTTTGCTATCTTATCAATTAATCTCATAAGCTACTGAATTACAATCGTTACTTTTTCCTTTTTATCCCAAGCTGTCTTCATGGTCTGAATGAGCTTGCTTGTCAAAAATCGAGAATCGCTAACCCATCCTTTCTTATCGTTTTTACCGATAAGAATACACCCCTCAGTATCTTTTGCAGAGTTACCGCTATGTATGCGTATTCCTTCAAATCCTTTGACATTCAGAAGCAATGGCAACATCTTCTTGAATCTGTTAGAGTAGGTATATACGCATTCATAACTGCCGCTTGGTATTGCAGTCTTCCCATAAACCTTCTTCTTCTTGATTTCTTCAAGCTGCATATCTTGGCGCAATCCTCTATCAGTATCTTCAAGAGTATTGCATCCGAACAATTTGCCATTAACGTACAGACGGCTAATAGTATAGCCATCCTTTTTCCAAGCTCTATCAATTAGTACTTCCATTTTTGTTTTCCTCCTCTTTTTTATCAAACTCCTGATTTAATCTATCCAATATCGGTTTCCAATAGCTCGGCAATGCCTTCGCAAACTCAAACCTCAGAACATAATAAATAACTCTGAATGCAACATTTTTAGGGTACGCCTTAATGAGATTTTTAAACGAATTGCATATATACACATAGCAAAATATGTACGTAAGCATTTTAATCACAAATAATGCTTCTGTATTGTCGTTGCAACTTACCATGATTCCATACATGACATACACAATAACAATATACAAGAGCATCTCTAAAAGTGCGTTCTTGAACTTTGATGCAGAAAAGTTCTTGCATCGTACAACACTCACGCCGTCAGCTCGCATACCACAGAAGATGTTGAAGCCAAAGGCGATAACCAACGCCAAAACAAAACCTTCTGTTGGCGTTGCAAAGGCAAGTATAGCTGAAAATATAGTAACACCTATCTGCCGAATTTGCGAAGAATCTAATAAATCTATCATAATCTGTTATCCTGAATAATAAATAAAAATAAAGTTTCGGTCTTCTTATGCAAAGATAGCAAAAAAAAACCGAAACTTCATTCAGAATAACGAAAAACTTTATACTTTTAAATCATGATACGGCAATTCTCCGTTATTTAAGAAAGAAATGCACTCATCGAAAATCTTACGTTCATAATCGAGCGCATTGATTTTAGGAAACCATTTCTTTATTTTTTCGTCATTGCGTTTAACCATTTCACCCCAAAGAACACACCAATCATTAATTGTGATGTTGTCGTTTTTAACTTCGTGCCAATAGTCTTTCGCCACATCCTTTGTGTAGAGCTGGTTAATGAGACAAAGATGTAAGTCTGCCATTTCTTCATCAAAATGGCACTCACCAATCTCACATTGAACTTGCTTCATCATATCAAGCATTACACCGTCATTCATTCCAACTTCGCAACAATCAGCCATTGTCGCAACACAATTCTTAATAGCCTGTATATCGTTGCTTGCCAATATGTTTTCAAATACCTTTTTCATAACCGTATGTTTTTAATGTTACTTCAGAAAATACTCTCTGATATTATACACGCCATCCTTGTCTTTCAACAAGTCGAGTGCAAGGCTGTGTGCATACTTCACCAAATGTTCTGTATCAATCTCCTTAACATCTTCCTTGCCGAGTATCTTGGCGATGGTGCATCCATGGTCGCTTACAACCTGATTCATGGCAACGTACAAAGCGTAGTCATTGTAGTAAGGTTTCTCCTCTGTTACAAGTCCGAGACCAGTCATAGCATTGAGCCATGTCTGCATATCCCAAGTTGCAGCTGGATTCATTCCGTTCACAATCTCTGAAGCCTCCTTCTTAGTGAGATAGTTCTTCCACTTAATTGCACAAAGTTTTTCAACGTACTCTTGCGCAAGCTCTGGGTGCTTCGATGCCATATCCTTCATCATGCAGCGCATCGTATCTCCAAATACGTGCATATACTTTACGTTTGCTGATGATGCCATTATCCCATACAGCTCATCAAACTTACTCATAATGTCTTTTGTTTCCATATCTTATATATTTTAACCTATTATCAAATCTTTTAACTCTGCAAAATCCTCCTCCGTGAAATTGATGCTTCGCTTGCTTCCAAAGAGGATAGCGGTTGCAATTCCATCCGGCAGGTCAATAGACACAACGCCTTTATCGATATGTCCGTGAATAAAACCTACATCGAATTTGTAATCTTCCACGGATTTTAGCATCTGCATCATATCTTCAAATATCGTGTTGGCATCTATGTTTCCGTTCTCATCGGCGATGAATAGGGTAGCGTTGTCTATCGATTTATTCCACTTATCCTTATTCTTGGATATGATATTATGCGCCGCACGTTTCATATACACTGATGGTATGGCTAGCATCGGGTTAGCCTTAACCATATCGTCTATTCTTGCGTCTGCCCAAACGTCAACCGATTCAAGCAGTTTCTCTTTAAGCTCTGTTATATTCATTTCTTAGACCCTCCTTTCTTAGCTTGATTCTGACCATTAATCATTGCGAGATAATCCTTGTATGCCATATCTGGATAATTGGTGAGGTAGTCATCAAGCAAGGCTCGCTTCTGTTCCTCCTCCTTAGCCATCTCCTTCTTTAGCTTTGTTACGATGGATAGGTGATGCTTCAAAGCCTCCTTGCCTTGCTCTGTCTGCTCTATACGAGGTCGGATAATGCGTAGTTCCTCATCTTGCACAAGCTTAGATACGTACTGCAAACTCTCCACGTATTCTTGGTTTTGTATCAAGAACTGCTTCTGAGTATCTGTAAAACTATCCTCTATCTTATCTATCTCATCGAAGAGTGGAGTAGAAGATACCTGCGTCTGCATATTGATAGATGCTCGCTTCTGTTGTATTGCCTCATACATCTTCTGTAGCTCAGCATCCATCATTTGCGGCTGTTGCTGACTTGTGCCCATATCAAGCAAAGGGCTGTTTCCGAAATTCATCATAATCAATATCTTTAAGTTGGTGATATATTATAGAGAGGTGAGAGGGCATCCACCAACGAGGGCAAACACCCCTCACCAACTCATTTTTTCTTAGTCTTTTTTACGGACTTTCTTGCTCTGTTACGCTCCTGTAGTGGGCGTGGAAGGAGCAGTGCTGTTACAACAATAGCTGCCGTAGCCCGAAATTACTGGCGTAGATGGGAGTACCAACTGACCACGCAAGCAATTGCAGGTCTTCTCGTTAACGTAAGCCATCATAAGCTTCTCCTTGTAAGGAGTGAGGGCTTCCATCACGGCTACCTTCTTGTCGAGGTCGCTATACTTAGCCTGTAGTGCGTCATACTGGTCTCTCTGATTCTTGTACAAACCGAAGTCCGCATCAATTTGAGACTTGTACAAACCAAACTCAGCCTGCATTGCACGGCGGTTCTCAGCGTTGATAGCATCGTTAGCACCCTTATACATAGAGAACTTCTCTGCGATGTCAGTTTCACGCATAGCGTAGAACTTGTTAGCGGTGTCGAGCTTCAAACCGAACATGTCGGTAAGCAGCTTAACCTCATCAGCGCATTCCTTCTCCATTACCTGCAAGGCAGTTGGCTGATTAGCATTCGCATTTGCGCCATAACCGTAAGCGTTGATGTTAACGTTCTCAGGCATATTGCCGCCGAGTGAACCAAACACACTGCGATTACCTCCAAATAACCAAGCACCAGCACCGAGTGCCGTGCCAATGATACCAAGGGTAAGACCAGCATTTCCTGTTGCCTTAGAAGCATAATCATCGTGCTTCTTTCCCTCTTCGTAGATTTTCTTCTCTACGACCTTTGCATCTGTCATTTCCATAATACAATCTTTTGAAATCCTTAATATTAACTAACACTATTGTAACGTTACGGATGCAAAGGTACGAAGAAAAGGGGAGAGCAAATATAACTCTATCACACTTTCTTTTATTGCTTGATTATCAGTGATTTAAGGTGATAGGAGGTAATATCATAAATAACAAAAAAAGAGAGGCAATCACTTACCTCTCTTACTCTTAATGAAGTGCAGAATATCCCACTTCTTCCAATATCTGGTGTGCCCACGCTTCTTGCACTCGCCATTCGGAATGTCACCCCTAGCAACCATACGATTGAGGGTAGCATCAGAAACGTGCAGTTTTTCTTTAACTTCCTCGGTAGATAGCATCGGATTGAGCATATCGGGGATGATGTCACACAATCTATCTAGGTCATCATCGCTCATTCCGCAAGCGGTGACCTTCTCGCCATTTCTCTGTTGCTCGTCTGCCTTGAAACAAGCATCACTGAGCGACTTTAAAGCCGTGCCGAGTATCTTATAATTCAATATCTTTCCCATATCTTATGCACAAATTTTACGTCCTAGTTTCGTATCATTAACAAACATTCTAGCAAAGCTATACAAATAGAATATAGTTGTCACGACCATGACCGTAAAGCAGGAATCCACCATATCTTTAGTTGTGTACCAACTCCACTCTACAATATGAGCCGCATTGATGCCTAAGTAGTACATAAATGGAATGCGATACCACTGGCACAAGAAGAAAAATCTACTTGCCAGTATCGTCACCATCGGCAGGACGTAAACCATGAAATAAATAAAGATATAGCAAGGCATATTTTCATTATATGGGATAAACATCTCACGTGGATGCTGAGAGAACTCCCAAATGCCGTATGCGTGGAAGAACATAATAATGATAGGCACATACTTGCAGAACCAGCGGAAGAACTTTAATATTCTCCTGCTATACCGATTACCATGCTTCTTAAGCATATCCATCAGCTCCGTCACATCAATGTCCTTTATCAACCGTTGGACTTCGGCTTCTTGTTCTAGTGTCATATTAATAAACCTCCTTTTGTCTATAGCTAATTGTTCATAATTCATTGATTTAAATTAAATGATGTTGCAAAGTTACACTCTTTTGCACAAAACCAGCGGAAATGAGAATATTTTTGTGTTAAACTTTATAAAAAGTAACAATCTGAAAGTTTTGTTATCATTTTATCGTTTAAGTAACAGAAAATAAGGCGGTCACCATGTGGCAAACCGCCTTATCTTTTAGAATATATATGAAAACCAATGGTAACGCTTCCTGCTCTCAAGATACGTGAGGTCCTCCTGATTGGCATAAACCTCCCTCTCAAAAGATATTGCCCGATAAGCCTTATGGCTATCTCTAAGCATGATAAGCCTGATAAACCATTCGATGAGATACCAAATATAAAAGAAAACGTAAAGCATTTCCTTCATCTGCTCGGTATGTATCTGTTCGTGATTGAGCGATACATCACTAATCTTTTTGTCTCTTCGTGTGAAGAGAACCCCGAAGAGGTTCACGTAACTGAAACCTCTAGGGGGAATAATTCTGTTCTTTACTATCTTCATACTTTTGTTTTTAAACGAATTTTACTGAATCTATATCTCTTCTAACTCTATTATTCTGTGTACCGCATCATTACAATCCTTATTGAAAAGTCCTATTGTTCCTTCAGCACGTCAGCAAATACAGCTCCTCCTTCCGTCCAAATCTCAATCTCGTACCCTCCATCGAGAATTGCATCAATCTCCTCCTCGGTCGGCATTTCCTTTAATATCTTCTTCATCTCTCTTATTGATTATGTTCTTGGCGATGTTCATAAAAATCGCCTTTTCCGTGTATTTGTATTTAAGCTTTACTACATCAAAATGGCCTTCTATATAGCAGTACTCATAGAATTTCTGCGGTAACTTCGCCATTATCCTGCGTTTTGTAGCGTATTCATTATAGTGTGACATAATGCCGAGATAGGAATTGACGGAGACAATCTCCTTCTTTATATCATCAATCATCCCCATTTCAGCAGCCCTGCCTAATCTTTCCACGGCGGAAGCAAAGCTGTTGATGGTGTGGTTGGCAACATATACTCTACCAGGCTTAATGACCGCACCCGTAAACTGAACACCTTTGGAATAATGCTGTAGATAGAATTTCTTTTCGTTTAGCCTTAGACCCAGCTTTCCGAGTTCTGTTCTGAGCATAGGGATAACCGATAGCAGCTTCTCTTTGTCCTTGCTTACGAATGATATATCGTCCACATACCTATTATGCCTTACGCATACGGCATCTACTTTCCAATCTATCACATTCAGCAGGAAGTTCGCAAACAGCTGGGCAAAGAGATTGCCGATAGCAATTCCTCTGTCTTCTCCGTTGGTAAACAGTGACTTCTCCTTTGGGATAAAGTTCCACATCCAAAGCGGACTCCTTCGCTCACAGTTTAGTTCTGGTCTGTGCATAATGACAAGATTGCAAAGCCATCTTAGGTCTTCCTTGTCGTCTCCTTTATAGTGCTCAACTACAAAATCATCTACCATCTTTGCAAGAATGTGCTTAGGAATGCTCATAAAGAAACCCTTCAAATCAACCTTCATTACATAGGCATCCTTGGTGTAATTCTCACTCTCCTCACGAATATCTTCAGCAAGTTGAGTAACGCCAGCTAACTGACCTTTCCCTTTGCGGCAGTTGTAGGTTCTGTCGCAGAATATCTGTTCAAACAGTGGCTCTAATCTTAACGCAATATAATGATGAATGATTCTATCTCTGAACTCACCCGCAAACACCTCTCTGTAGCGAGGATAGCGGACGACAAAGCAGATAGATTTTCCGATTTTATACTGACGTGAGTTAACTTCATTCATAAGTTCCACAAGATTGTGAACATAATCAAGCTCGAACTCCGTAGCTCCGACTGTGCTCCGCTTTCTTTTACGGCAGTCTAAATATGCTTCTAATATCGTTTCAAAATCTATCATTTACTATTTATCCTGAATACGTCTTCTTCATTAGTGCTGAAACAGGACGAACCCTGTTCTGATTGAACTTATAGTTGTTGTTCACGTTGCCATCGTTCAGATTCAAGTTCCAAGCGTTGGTCGCCGAGTTCTGGGTTGTCACTACATTATCTTGTTCTTTACCATATATGATGGTAGTAGCCCATTTATTCGGAAGACTGTTCTCCTAGTTTGGCGTACCTCCCTAGCACTGACTACGTTCACTTTCTGACCTTTTCAAGGCTTCGGTAAGTGAACCCTTCCACGCTGTGCTCTGTCGTCCTATACTATCCATCAACAGAAGTAAGTTTGCTAACTTATCTCTGCCTTTTATCCACTGATGTTCTCCTGCTATCTCAATCAAGGTATTCAGTAATTCCAAGTTTGATTGCAACTCAACCATATCAGTAATTCTCATCTTCAAATCCTTACCCATATAGACCCTTGCGATAATGTGAAGAGAATCAATAGCCGTGCGCTCGATTCTGTCTCCAACAACATATCGCTGCTCCTTTGGGAAGTCTTTGATGATGTAAATAACCTCATTCAGAAACTTTTTCATATCTCTGTAAACTCTAGTCTTGCTTGCAATCTTTGCTGTCATTATACTGAATACCTTTCTTAATACAACTTGCTTCCCCACGCCCTTAAAGGCGTGGGAGCGAAAAGAACTAACTACTAACTAATTTAAAAATGCTGAAACAGGACGAACCCTGTACTGATAGAACTTATAGCTGTAGTTCACGTAGCCAGCGTTCAGATCCAAGCGCCAAGCGCCGGTCGTCGAGGTCTGGGTACTAGTCCAATACCAGGTAGTCTGCAACTGGGTTGCTCCATTGATTTTAGACAAGGCATAATTTATTTTGTCGAAGTTTGCCCAGATCATAGCCATTTCACCCGTTGACGGCAACCACCATCTTCCTGCTGTCAGACCTTTGCCGTTAGCATTTGTGCGTGAATATCTGTTGCAGAATCCTGCGGCATAATCCTCTGTATTTGTAACGTTGCTTGATGTACTTCCGTTGATGATAGCGGTCGTATTAGCCCGACCAGCAAAGTCGTTCAATGCGGCTATTCTATCACTTGTCGTAGTTACTCCGCTAATCTGAACAGAACCAGACGTATCAGATGATGAAACTGGTTTGGAACTCCACTTAGCGGAAGATGCTTCGGTTGGAGCAATCACAAGATGTTTTCCTCCTTCAACAAGAAGAACTCCTTCCGCTATCTCTCCACCGGTCTGATATGATGCCCAAGAACTCACCCTAACGGCAAGAGGATAATTATCGCTCTTGCGATGAAACATGATGAATACACCATCGTATAGCTGGCCTATGTCTGTTCTGATAGCATCTTCCATCGTTGCTTTACTAGCATTTGTGACCGCCTGCCCGTTAGCAGACAGCCAATCGCTGATTTTTCTTGTCTTTATAGCCATAATATTATGTATTTAAATTGTTATTACTTATTTGCATTATCTGCCGCATTGCTGATAGCGGCATTCACTGCGTCAATGAAGCAGGGAGCGGTAGTTCGCTCAACGAGTTCCTTGATGATTCTCGCTTCATCATCGGTGTACTCTGTGTCATCGTTGCCGTTCCACATTTTCACTGCAAGAGCCTGTCCTGCCAGCCCCAATCCTGCTCCCTGCGAGTAGATGATGTTTGCAATCTGCTTGCGTGCGTTAACTACCTGACACCGATTCTTGTCGAGTGTCATAAATACTTCGAGATGTTCTAACTTAACTTTCATATTAATTTTTGCTTTTATGATTATCTATTTGACCAATCCAAATCATGTTCTCCGCTCCAGAAGATACCACGACCGAAATAGGTCTTACCCTTCTGACTAGGATTAAGTAATTCTGGGTTTATATATACAAGATTTATTGTTTGTCCACCATTAAGTTGATGCCATCCACCGACATCACAGAAATATATTCCGTTATTAATATCATTAGCATTTATTGCCATCCAACGCTTACCTGTTCCTCCAGGTACAAACTCGTAATAATGTTCAGCATTTGCTCTAGAAGAATTGAATACTACTACATCAATAGGACATCCGGCCGATTTATCATCAGGACTATACAATGGAATTTTGTATACGGTTTTATTGTCATACGTAGTACTCTCTAGTCTCACAACAGTATATGCAAAATCGTATCCGTCTGGATAGATGCGCATACTAGCCCCATTTATTACTGCCAATGTACTATCACTATGACCAAAAGCACCTCGACTCCATATAGTACTAGCATAGAAACGCCAACCTCTAGTCCTTTCTGGATTCGTACCTTGACTGTAAATATCTGCATCAAATGTTATATAGCCAGAACTATCAAAATATATTGAACCAGCGCTTTTCTTTCCATCAGAACTAACCGCAGTCAATTTATGAAAAGAGCCTACCACACCCTTTAGTTCTCCTGCGAATATACCATTAGACGCATATAACGAACCATCTTTCTTTACGCTGAATGGAGCATCAGCCCCATTCGGTGCGCCAAGCCACAGAGCGTAATCATTATCATCACTAACAACCCTAAATGAGCCAAACATTGCGCCACCTGACGGATTGTACAGATTTATCTGATTACTTCCGAGCATATTGATTGTAGCATTCTCGGCAAGAAGAAGATGAGTTGCTATTGACTTATAGTTACTCATCTCTGTCCAATGTCCGTCGGTCAAACTAGGCGAAGAAGTTGCATCGTCATACGTTTTAGTACATTGATACCACTTGCCTTTAACACACACAACATCAACGTATGCTTCTTCTCCTGCACCCGAAAGATACCTATAGCTGCCCGATTCAAAACCGTCATGTTCACGCATGAGAGCACCTTTTTGCCCTTTGTCTCCTTTCAGAGAGAAGGAGATAGAGCCAGTTACTTCTGCTAAAACCTTTGTCATAAGCTAACTATTTAACACCTGTGATTACGTAAACTGCGCCCTTGTAGGCACGTATTGCCGATTCCGTAACAGTAAACTTGTTGTCGCTTACCGTTGGTGCTCCTGAAATAGGAATACCGCTGTTGGAATATAATGCCATGCTGAATGTGACATCTTCGATATTGGTCTTAGAACCACGTTTGCGCATGTACGGAACGTATACGATGCTTCCTCCCGAATTTTGAATGAAGTTCTCAGCTACAGCATTTCCGTTGCCATCCGTAGGGTTCGGGAATATGATATATTCATCCGACACGTCATTGACGGTCTGAGTATCTGACGCATAAAAACTTCCTGCCTTGTATGCTTCACACTTAACGAGAATAGATGAATCAACGTCTGTCTCATTGATGGTGAATGTAGGAGAGTCGCTATTCTGCTTGAGTACCCATGCGTTGGTAGAGTCTGGCAGATACCACTTGAATGTATATCCGCTAGATGTCACGGACGTTCCTTCCGTCACCTCTGCTTTGACGGTACAGCTACCGCCCTTCTCTGTGATAGTGAACAGATTCGTACTTGAAGTAGGGAGAATGTTCACTCGCTTTGAGCTGACAACGCCCTTTGCTATATAGACTGGGTACATAGCTTTAAGATTGATGTTTGTGTTTTCGAGCGACAGGCTTGTTCTTGCTTCGATGTTGAACGAATCACCGCTATTGATTTTCACAAGGTTCTTATTGACCGTAAGGGTCGGATTTCCGCTAGCATCAGCCCCCATGGTAAAATGACCAGACACGCCACCAAACGAATTAGTGGAAACTCCCGAATCATTGAACGCCAACGTCACACCGCCGACAACCCATGTTGTAGAACCCCTTGTAAGGTCGAAGTTATTACCTGCGCCCTGCTCTGCTGAAAAGGCTTGCATAACTATGACTGGATGCCTAGCACCGCTAGCTTCGAAGTCAGGCGAAATCTGAGTAGGCGCATTCCACTCGCCATCATAGTTCTGATTAACGTCTCCTGTCGTACACTGAAGGATTGGGTAGATTGTCGTTCCGTTGCTTGTCACAACAATCTGTCCTGTTATTGATGCTTTACTCATTTGTTACCTCGCTTTCCTTTTTATCTGTTGATACCTCAGATTCAGAAGACACGTCTGTCTTATCTGCGCCAAATCCGTTATCATTATTCCTTGTATCGCCCTCACCACCATACTCGACTGGGGTATAGCAATATGCAGGGGTGGCTACACTTCCGTCAATCTCAGCTAGAGCAGAATGCTCCTCTATGAGAGCACCGCCAGCATAGGCAGCTCTTGCACTCAGATTAACACCAGGAACATCATTCATCTCACTCTGATAGAGCAAGCAATTACCGTCATGCGTCATTGTAAGCGGGACACCAGCCTTGGTGATTACCTCTGCGACTTCCTTAGTTACCTTAACGTAATATCTCATAATCGTATATTTTTAAAGTTCAACAATAATTAGCTGTTCTCGTCAATTTCCCTTGACACAAGATAGTTTCCGTTCTCATCCACAAGGGTATTGCCATTCTCGTCAACAATCAGCTCGTAAGCACCTCTGTCTTCGATTGTCAGACGGATACTCTTCTTCGCTTCGAAAGGACATTGGAACGTCTCTCCGTACCCTAACACCGTGACATTCTCAGTCATGGTGACTACGCCATTGTTAACAACCTTGCCATAAGATACTTTCTGCCACTTCGCTCTGATAATCTTATTCCATACAGAAGGGTCAATGACTCCTTTGTTGTCACTTACGATAGCCCGACAAGTTACGAAAGCTGTATCAGAATTGAGACCGAAGCCATCGCCTACGAACTGAGGAGTGAGGGGTGGAATAGTTCTTTTGATATAGGTAACCTTCTTCGGGTCTCCTGTTCGAGGAGAAGATGGAACACTTCCTTCGTAGATATAGCAGGCTCTTACCTCATATCCGATTCCGTCACCTATCATATCACAGTTGACGGTGATAGATGTAATCTGACCGTTTGCAGCCTTTGTCATGGCGGTAATCTCGTAGTTCTCGGAATCGTCAACGGAAGAAATAAGCTGCTTTGTTCCGTTATCCAAGATACGATACCACCATATCCTTGCCTTTGCGTCCGCAGACTTATCTATAGCACCGACCATAACCTTTGCTGTTATGGTTCTTGTGCTTGCGTGTTTGAGCGGATTCCAAAGCACCGTAGGAGCACTATCAAGCATAATCTCTGCCCTTGCATTAGTGGTGTCTTCAAGGTAGAGCGGCTTATTGGCTATGAATGTGTACTTATATCCACTTATCGGGTCAGTCCAATTACCCTCAAACCGCATTGTTCTCGGCTTATTGATAACTGAGTTAGACTTTATAAAGAGAGTTCCCTTATTCAAGCCCTCTGTTGTGGCTTCATAACCACTTACCACACTGGCTTTTTCACTTGTTGCTACTACGACAATTCCACTAGTAGAGACTTCCGACCATTTGAATGAATCCAACTGACTGTTAAATGTGCCCGTCTCGTTAGGGTTGTCGGGGTCTATGAGGAAGCATGACGGAAACATCGTACATGGACGGATTGCGTAATTCGGGGAATATGAGTTAGCGATGCCGTCATACTGCTGTCTGTTGATGATGTCTCCAACTATCTCTATGCTGCAAGACTGGGAATAGGCGGTTGCCTGTATCTCCATCATCTTATCAACACTTACTGCTAATTCTTTTGGCATATCTTTCAATTTTAAAGTTCAACATTAGAAACTAACACTCACATCTTCGGAATACATCGTCTCTCCATCCTTGATTTCGGCATCACATCGGAATGTCACACTACCTATCTTGAATGCAGCACCGCCAAGGTCTTCATAGGTCAAATCAACCGACAATCCGCAGTTGGCATGAGAGAGTGCCCATTTATTGTCTGCGGTCGGGTCTCCGCTGTCTCTAGTCCATACCACATTGACCATAGAATCGGTCACGTCTTGATTGTAGAGCCTTCCGACTACTGATAGAGTAGTGAATACTTTCCAAGAGCCATCAGCGTTCGTTGCCATCAAGTCGTTGAGACGGAAGTTCCACAGCTTCGATGATTGCATTTCGAGTGTAAAATACGGATTGCCCTCCACGAATGCCCAAGCTGTAGATGAGTAGATTGGCGGCTTAGTTGTCTTGTCTTCTAAACACTTCCACTTGCAGCCGAGGTAATATACAGTATCAATCGTTCGGTCTCCATTGCGGTAAGGATTATCGCCTTGTGCCACAGCCAAGCTCCATACGCCTCTGTCTCTTGTCGTGTAGATTGGGTTGCCCTGATAGTCTATCTGCTGGAATGATGCAGCCATCATCCACTTAGCATAGAACGCTCCATCACGTTTGTTGGCGGTAGGGAAGTCTTGGAAGAGGAACGATAGTGCATCTGGCAGCTTACCCATCGCAAGAGAATAATTCGTCTTGTCAATGATAGGCTTTGTAACGTGGTCGAGCCATACAAGTAACCCTTCAGACGATGATATATACCAGCAGCTCTGTCTGTCTTCGTCCACCGCATTTCCCCATCGTATCAATCTTGCCAGCTCGCAAGGCGGATAGTTCTTCTTGCTAGGACATTCATCATCGGGGTAGCAGACAACTGTGATGGTATTCGTTACCGTATTAACAGATAGTACTCGCAGCCACATATCATAATACTTGCCATTCTCGGTTAAGGTATTGATGGAAGCCAAGACAACATCATTCTCCTTGAATGCCGTAAAGTCGTTATCCCATCGCTTCTGAAGCTTCAAGTTGTAAGTTACATTACCACCTTCCGCCGCAGGAATCTCCGTCACCGACTCAACCATTCCGCTCTCTGTGAAGACGAAATTACTCTCCATAGCTGTCTGTCGGTTCACGATGAGCTCCTTGGTTATGATAGAGCTTCGTGATGTGATACTCTCAAACTCAGCGTTGCCCAGTTCGTCAATCCTGCCACCAGTACCAAAGAGCATTCCCTGGACGAACTCCCCGAAGGTCGCGCCTTTCTTGAACTGTGATAAGTCTTCTGCTGTCAATCCCTGCAAGAACTTCTGAACCTTCTGAAAGGTGATAGTACCATTTGCGGTATCGTCTTTCAGTTTAGAGAGATACATTTTATCGGTTATACTAGCATTAAAGCTATTGGTATTACTACCACCAACCATGCTAGATAGAGATTTAACAGTTTCTCCTTTTACTGCATCAATAATCTGCTTCGTATCACTCTTTGTAACTTCCAACGAATTAACAAGCTCAATCTCAACTTCTGCCAGCTCATCGTTATCAACCTTTACAGAGTAGTTGCTGACGAAAACTTCGTGACTAATAAGATTTCCATCGCTATCCGAATCGCCCTGTATTTGTATTGACAGCTTTGCATTCTCGTTTAGCTTACTTGCAAAGTCAGGATTTTCTTGCAAGAATATGCGAGAAAACTTAACAGAGTAGTTGAACTGGTCTGTATTGTTTTCGCTCATGTGCTTGATAAGAGCATCATCGAGTCGTTTCTCTGCTGCCGTTACAAGAACCTTTGGAGGTTTGATGCCTGTGATAACAAACAAATCTCCCTTTTGCGGTTTAAATCCAGCACTCGCGTTTGGCATTATGATACCTAGTGTTGATGTGTCTTTTTGAACGCAAATCCAAAGTTCTTCTTTCGTTGAATCTTGGTTTGATTTGTTATCCTCAACGTATGTGTCGTTAAGTATATAATCACCTTTGCTATTCATTTTTCCACTATCTGACTTCAAATTTCCATTTCCGTCAGTAAGTACATTGTTATAGCACTTATTTTTTGTGCTATTCCAATAGCAGTCAATGGTAAACGAACAAGCAGGGCATCCGTTACTCTTGATGAGATTAATCTTTGCCGATTCGCTAGCTAATGCATGAGCAAATAAGTCAAATCCAAAATCACCATTAAACTTATGCAACTTTATATAGAAATAGTTATGAATATATTTTCCATCGCTATCCTTTACGTCACTATCTTCTTTATCAAAAGCAACATCAGCAATCTCTCCAAGCAATTGTCCTTCCGCATTTACAATTCCATTGATAGTTGGCTTTATATCATCAAAAGTAACAGTTCCTTGATGAGGATTTCCTTTCTTATACAAGTTTACAAACTCATAATATCCGCTACCACTAGGCAATTTATGGGCGTTATTCAAAGCGTAGTAGAAACGCTCTGCACCTTTCGTGTTGCGATATATAGAAGGCATAAGTACCGATGATGGTGCAATCCATTTTCGACCTGTTACAGACACTTGTACTGCATCATCCTCTGTTCCAGTATAGATTTTATCAAACCCATAAATACCTTCGTCATTTTTTCCGAAGTTATAGTCATACTCTACATATTTTGCAGATGCTATTCCATTAACATAAATACCAGAATTGTCAAGAGGAATATAATTATCACCATTTTTCCAACTATATTCTGAATTTGTGTCAAGAGAAAAAACTACATCACCACTAAAAGAAACCTTCCATGCACTTGAACCATAAAATGTTCTTTTTCCGTCCATAGTGAACACTTTGCAGTTGTATGAAAATATTGCATCAATATCAATATAGAATGTTCCATCTTCTGCAAATTCAACACTACATGCATCACCCAAGTTAGAATCAGTACATACGTTTTTATAAAGGTCGTGATATGTTGTGTATATATTTATGGTTCTTGTTGCACTTGATAGGTTTGTTATATTCTCTTTTTTTTGAATATAGTCAAACAGCTCAAAATTAAACGAGATTTTAGAGAAATCTATAATCTGACCTTTCTTTACATTTATTTTTATACTAACCCAAAACCAACATTTAACCTTTGGATTTTGACTATTGTCAGCTTGCGTAAGATTCTCAGGAGAATAAGTATCTCTTACATATAATGTAGACACATCAACATTTCCTTCGTACTTTCCCTTCTTACTCTTAAAAAGAACAAGATTATCGTTATATTTTGAATATCTCAAATAATCCGATAACGTAACATCTACATGCTCACTTGCTATATTTTTTGCGTCAAATATAGCCTCACCGAACTCATCATCATTAGGATAGTAATATGGCAGATTATCAGATGAACCGTAACCTGTTATCATATCAACTATCTTATAGTTCGCATTCTCCTTAGATACAGATATAAGAGCATCACTACTACCATATTTAATAGGTGTATCGGTTAAGTCGTGCTGTACCTTACCGACATGACAAACGCTGCCATCCCAGTAGTAATCAAGCTCAAAAGTTGTGTTGATAAGCTGTAAAACATCAGTCAAATATTGGTCTTCAAATGATACTTCCTTAACTTCATCTGTTCCATACCCTTCATCAACAACAACGTAATATCCCTTGTATTCATCTGTAGGACGATACAATCCACAATATGCCATTGAGCTATTGACGCGAGCAACAAACTCATGGATAGTTCCACCAAACGTGAACTTTGTCTGATTTGAGCGGTATCTGTCTTTATTATGTGTATCAACATCATCAACGACAACATCAAAGAACAGAGTGTTATCAAGCAATTCTCTTCTAGATGTGAAAGTGATTTCGCTCTTCCACATTCTAGACGAATTATCCTTTGTAGAGTTTGGTGTATAGGACGCAAAGAATCTATCGCCATTGTACTCCACGAACTCTTCCTTCTTCCATTGCAAAGGCTCAGATGAATATATTGTAGCAGTAAGGGTAGGAGCACCACCCATACGTTTTGCATCGTAGGTATATGAAGATACAATAGCAGGGTTAGCTTCCGATGGGAACAAACCGATAATTTCATTACCAGTGTTCTCATCGTAAGTCAACTTCTGTATGTATAATGATTCTGCCTTCATGTTTATTCTTTATTATTGTTTGTATTCTTTGTCATTGCGGTAATCTCAGCTTGTTTTTCGGCACGTTCATCTGCCTCTTCTTGCTGAGTCTGCAATCTTACTTCCTCGTCAGGTGCAGAAACAGTATTCTTTTCAACACCAGTCTTAGTAGAAATCAAACCTGCACCGCTCAATGTACAAAGCATCTGATTCCATGCACTTTCATCGAATGGCTGCCAAGGCTTAAATGATGTACTGATTCTCATCTGCTTAAACTCAGTGATAGCAGTAGGATTCTCGCCGCTTGCAACCAACTGCTTTGCCAATCCTTCCTTGAACAATCTTGAATGTTTGCTGACGAAATTCTGCCATTCAATAGCTGCATTGTTAGCCTCCTCAATATCCAAAGAACGTGTCATCTGAATTGCCAAACCGCTTATATCGCCACTAGACTTAATATCCTTCGGCAAGATAAATGTACATCCTGTAGCAATCTGCAATTGGTCGAGAATTGACTGCATGAACTCAATCATGTTCTGTGGAGAAGGTGGAGTCTTAAACTCTGCGCTGCCATTTCCTTCAATGCTTGTATCATTCAGGATGATAGAACCAGCAATCTTCTTTGCGGTTTCATTGAGCTTCCCCTTGATATAAAGGATTCCCCATCCGTGACGTTTTTGGATGACCGCAAACAGATTATAGATAATCTCGAATAGCTCGATAAGGTCTTGACCGTTATTCCAAGCAACATCACCACGCTTTGTAACAAGTGGACTCTCCGAGAATCCGTGTTTTTCCTTGCTTTCCAAGCACCAGCCTTTCAGTACTTCGTTTGTATCAACGTCCTGAACGAATACATCTGTGAAATGATAATGATATGTCTTATCGTATGCATCAATGTGTCTTACATTATCCTCTGTGCGATAATACACGCAATCAAGAAGCGGTTCTCCATTATCGTCTTTGTGTGTGATAATCTGATAGCCATCTTCATACGAGAATAGCCTACTTTTTACTTCGTTATCCTCATTCATGTAAACGAGTAAGCCAACATCACCATAACTCTGCTGAATACGTATAGCTTGCATTTCGATACCATCCTGATTTGTCTCTTTCCAATGCCACTTGAAATCGGCAAAGTTCTTTTTGAGCTTATCAGTCGGATTGCTGTCATGTAATATGTGGTTACGTTTATTACCACCTAAACATAGAGCTTTCTTGTCAACAATACGTTGTTGCATAGGAATGCCAAACTTCTTAAACTCAATCTCGCAATAACTGCCATCATCAAGCTTGCAACATATAGAAGGTAAGTTCGTATCAAACAATACCCTGTGAGAATAAGGGTCTAACTCCTTCGCAAAGCGCTCTTGACTAACAACTATCTTGCTAATATTTGGGAGCTGTGCTTCTTTTCGGAAGTTCGTCTTAATATCCGAACCATCAGAAGAATCGTTGATAGTAATAGAGCGCGAACCTCTCAAAAACGGCTTTTTCAGAAGCAGTTTCTGCGGATTCTCCAAAAAATCATTAATTATATCTTGTCTCTTTCTACTCATCGTTATTGTCGTTTAATGATGGTTCAACATCGTTGCTATTTTGTGAATCGTTGTTCTCTTGTGGGTCAATCAATCCATAATGTCTGCAACAAGCTTTTTTTGAAGCCCAGTAGTTACATTCTCTGTTTGTATTAGGACAAACAATATCGTGTTTGCTTGGTACTACGATGATTCGCTTCTGCTTCTGTGACTCTTCCATTTCGAATTTATCATTCAGCTTTACACGTATATCAGTCTGCATCTTCAATGCATCTTTCGGTTCAAGATTTCCATCACTAAGAGCTTGGTCTATCTTGTCGAGCATTTTAAGAAGCTCGTTTTTGTTCTCTTCCTTGGTGATAGCGTTGTTATTAACATTTCCGATACCGAAAGGTTCTAGAACATCTAGCAGTTTCTTGAATCGTGGAGTTTCGTAGAATTTCGCTGCATCCTTTTCACTCTTACGATAAGCAAGACGATACGCTAAAGTCTTATCTTCCAATGCGTCACATAGGATAGCAAACGCAATATCTTTCTCATCGCATTTATCCCAGTCAATCCGCACGGATTCAAGAATCATTTTTATATTTTCTTTTTTCAGCATATATTCTAAAATTAATAGTACAACGTATCATCATAAATGCTCTGTGCATTAGGATTCTTTTCTTCAACATCTTGTGCTGCAAGTCTGAATCCTTCTTGTAGCTCGCTACCATACTCCATATTCAAACATGGGTACATTCTCATTGCGCAAGGGTCGAGCAAGTCCATAGAACGGTCTTTTCCAAGATTCCTGTTCATTTCCTTCTTGCTCTGTAACTTCTTCTTTCCGTTCTGCATCTTATCAAAGCGAACTACCGCACATTCTTCCATGAACTCATTCTGTATGGAAACTCTGTATTTGAGGTTTTGATGCGTATAAACCGCATTTGCGACCTTATCAGAGAATGTGAGCTGTCCTCGCTTAATCATATAACTCAGTCGCAAGTAGCATAGGTCTTTTATTGTCATAGCAGACAAATAATAAATTCCCATTGCCTTTGCCGCTGATATGTAAGGTATAGCATCGGGTATATAGTCATTGAAATACCTACCTGCCGTAGCATCATAGATAATATGGCTCTCTGCTACTCCCTCACTTGCCGCAAACAATCTAGCTCTCTCTGCATTAATTCGCGGTGTCGAATGCATTACGATTTCGTAATTGACGATATGGAATCCGTTCCAAGACAACATCAGAGTATTATCCTTTCCGAAATCTGCCAAGTCGATTGTTATCCATTTGTCACCATTTACGGATGGGTCTTTTACGAAGCAATCTCGTGCCGCTTGGCTAGGAATCGGTATATCCTCATCCTCTTCTGGGTCAACATTGAAGTTACCCTCCATAAGAGCTTGTGCCATTCTGCCGCCCGATGCAGCTACAGAACCTAAATAGCCAGAGTTGTTTTCAAGCATCTTCTTGTTTGAACCAAGTTTACCTTGATAGAAAACAAAGCTCTTAATCATTACTTCATATCCAAAGTTGCCGCCAATGGTTTTAAGCTTTCTGTCTATATCTATTTTACATTTCTCATAGACTTCTCGCTTAGACATCCCCCAAACAACATCCTTAACAGTCGGTCCTGCACAATAGAAGTATCTGACTACACCATCACGCTCTGGGATGATAAAACCATCTGAACCAATATACCAATCAAGGAATATTCTTGTCCAGTGGCTACGCTTCGGATTAAGTGTTGCAAAGAACTTACCTGTAAACGTCTTGCTCTGACCTCTGTTTCGAGTCATAACGTAAGAGAAAACTTCCCAAGTCATCTCCGTCAACTCGTCAATCGCAATCAAATCGTACTCCCATCCTTTCGCGCGCTCTCTCAACTTATCTATATTGGAATCGTCAAGATACGTCAAATCGACAAACGTTCCGTTCGGAAATGTAACGCGCGGATTCTCGCTCTCTCTGATTTTTACGAAATCAGCTCCGAATATCTGTTTGAACTTCTCTACGAATCCTCCACCTGCTTTTTGATTACCAAGTGAACGGCGTGAAATCATTGCACGAAAATCTGGGTCGGTCATTAAAGGCTCTGCCATCGCAAGTACAAGACCATACGATTTGCCTCCTCCGAGATTTCCGCCACCAAAAACAACGTCAACGTTGCTACTTGCAAAGGACATTTGAAAGCCCTCTTGTGGTCTGATTTCTATATCTTTATTCGTGTTCATGCTGCAAAGATACCTAATTTATAATATATAATGTCGTGAAAATAATTCTATATTGGTTACGTAACAAATAGAGTTTATAAAAACCTGCAAATCACCACATTATTTAATTATCTTTGCAGCAGAATTTTAAAAATTAGTAATATGAAGTTTACAAAACAACAACTTTTAGACACCCTAAAAGCAAAGCTCACTGCAAACGGAAAACACCTTTCCATCAGTGAAAAGACAATAAAGAGTTTGAGTGATTCCCACTTTGACCTCTTAGTTGGTGAAGATACAGAGTTAGATGATTTGGTGAAGAAGATTTTGCCGCAGTATGTTTCCCTTAACGGCAACTACGAGAAGGATAATGCCGACTTCATCAAGAAATGGAACGATGAGCATCCTGACACCAAGCCAAACCCAAATGACGATGGCAAAGAGCCTTCGGCTGTTGAAAAGAAGCTTTTGGAACGCTTGGAAGCTCTAGAGAAGAAGGATGCAGAATACGAAGCATCTAAGCTTGTATCACAGAAACGTAGTGAACTTCTCGCCAAGTTCAAGGAGAAAGGTATCAACGATAGTAAGTGGATTGAAAAGTACATGAGCAAGTTGAACCTCACTAAGGACTCGGACATCGAGCAGGAATTTACCGATGCGGAAGAGTTTTACAACATATCCCACGTAAATGGCGGTGGCACTCCAGGCAATCCAAGTGGCGGTAATGGAGATAAACCTATCGGTGCTGAACGATGGGCAGGCGTAAACAAAATCCTCGGTACATCAAATCCTGCTGGCAAGTAAATTCGGATAACATTAATTATTAACTCTTTAAGGTAAAAAGATTATGTTGGATAACTTTTTCACAAGACAAGCCAATGGTGGTGCGGTATTCACTGGTCGCACACTCATTCAGGCACATGGCTCTATTGGAGGTCATAAGAATGTCTTCGTAAAGCTCGCTAAGGGCAGCAAGGATGCGCTCTGTTATCCTACTACGGGTGGCATCTTGAAGAACCCATTCAAGGGTAGAGCGAAGATTTATGCAGGTGACCTCGTTGAGTACACACCTAACATTAACAACACTACTGGTGCAGAGGTAAAGATTTTGAAGTTCTATGAGCTGGCGAAGGATGCTACTGAGACAGACGTAACCTACAAATTGGTTCGTGACGGCTATCACCACATACCGTATGCTGGCGATACTATCATGGTAGGACAGAAAGATTTTGCCACACAAGCAAAGGGTGTCACTATCACCAATGTGGAGAAAACTACCGACGGTTCAAACGATATTTGGCTCGTTACAGTATCAGAGACACTTGGTACAGCACAGAAAGCTGGTGACATTCTCGTAGAAGCAGCAAAAGCAGATGCAGAAACGCTTCCTATGGTTACTAATCCTAATGCTTACGCAGACAAGGATATGGATTTCTTGTATGACGCGAACATGGAAGGGGTTGACGATTTGGAGTATATGCTTACTCCAGCGTTGGCGCAAGAAGATACTGTTATCGACCTTGTAGCTATCGGCAATTTGCCACCAGCAGTTCTCGCTCTCAACAAGAGCCGTGTAAAGACTTGGTTCTGGTTTAATTAATCAGACCAAGTAAATGATAACAAACTTATTTTTTTGTAATTAATTGTATTTAGGATATGCAAAGATTTGACATTAACAACTCGGATTGGGCTGCACTCTTCCGTTCAAAAGATGGCGGTAGTGAACTGTTTCAGTCTCTCGTTGACAACTCAGACCTCCTTAACATGGATGAAGGTTGGGCAATGACACAGGGGCATATTGCTGATGCACCTACTCCAACAGCGGATGATGGTTCTGCTACTTTCCGAATGACTTCATATAAGTTGGAAGCTGCACCAGTCATGGATATGCGTGCGCCTCTCGGCGATTCACATCAGATGGACGCCGAGGGTGAGGCAGAGTACACTGCATCCATTCCAGACTTCATCGGTCGTGGTTTCGTAGAGACTGCTGCACAGCGTATTTACAAGGAAAAGATGTGTGCACAGTTTGGCAACGCAGACCGCATCATAGCTCGTTGGGTACGTAACTACCTCGCAGTTGGATTGAAGTCCGCGAAGGCTACATTGAACAACACAACCGCGCAGTTGGAAACGACTGGTAAGATTGATTACACTGGTCTTGGTGCTGGTATCTACGGCAAGCTCTATGATGCTCGTCTTCCAAATGATAATTTTCAGAAGGCTGGTGCAAAGGCTTGGACTTCCGCAGATTGTAAAATTCTCACACAGATGCGTAAGTTAGAAGACGCTTATCGTGATAAGCGAGGAGGCTACGATGGTGCTCTTACTTGGAAGATGACAAAAAAGATGTACAATGACGTATTCCTTCAGAACCAAGAAGTACGCGACTTGTATGTTGCTTGGTGTAAGGCTAACTATATCGCATACGTTGAGGGTATGCCTATCACTAACGAGCAATTCTTGAAGTCATTTACAGACATTCAAGGTATTTCTCCTATTGAGATTGTCGTTGAGAAGGAGCGCAACAAGACACGCACAACCGACACATTTGTCAAGGGTTGGGCAGATAATCGCGTTGTTCTTCGCCCTGCTGGTGATGCTGTAGAGTTCAAATACACAGATGTTTTGGAGCGTGACGTATTCGGTAGTGGCTATGGTGCAAGTACTATTGATACCACTTTCGCAACCATGCTCAATGGTTTGGTTACAGCGATGAACACCACAACTGACAATGGTCGATTGAAGGAGTGGCATACAGACGTAATGATGTCTGCTATTCCAGCTCTTATCTCATTCACCAACCATGAGATTATCCACACCGAGGTAGCTGGTGATGGTGCTGTATCTTAATGGTGGTTCACTCACAATATACGATAACATTTAATTCATTTATCTCTCAATGGCAGCATCAAAGTTTGACATATTGGACTATCTTAGCGGCATGACTAACTTTGTCTTTGACAAGTCGGCATTAAACAATGTCGCTTTGGATTGCGGCGTTTCTGATGTCGAGTCTTATTTGGACTTGACAGAAGAACAGAAAGACAGATGCAAGATTGCACTCTTGGAAAAGATTGTATTCGGTGTCTATCAGACAGCATCGACCACAAACCAACATGGCGCATATACTCTTACGGTAGGTGCTCAGACCATTACATCGGCTGCATTGTTGAGTATCAAATCAGAACTCAAAAGACTTTACAAGAAGTATGGAGAGGACGAAAAACTTGAAGCTCTCAATGAAACCGATGGAGAGGTTAAATGGATTAAAGAAACAGATTGGTAAGCTATGTACACTGACAGAAATGCTTTGGATGAATATGCCTATCATGGCGTGTTCTACCGCTCGGAACAAAACCCGAAAGAAGATGGAGACCTTATCGGAAGCGATGGGGATATGTTAGGCGATACTGATACTAGTGCAGGTGAGTCAGAAACAGAAAATGTAGAAACTATCATTTTTGAAACTGATTGCGATATTCAGGAAACCAATAAGCTGTTTAATTCGGGCGTAGTTACGTTAGGATATACAATCTATTTTCCGATGCCAACGAAAGAAGGAGAAGACGGAAAAGATGAAGAATATATTCCTGAAGGTTTGAATGCTGGCATTCGTTTCCGTGGAAAAATGTACGGAATGGACGTTGACGGAATGGTTATTGGCGTTTATCCGACACAAATGCATGGATGTGTAGCTTACATCAAGGGTACTGATATTTAGTTTTTTCATCATAAGGTAAAATGTATTTAGGATAACAAGGTATGGCACAGAGGATTAATCGCAGATTGTCTCGAATTGAGAATTTCTTTTCGATGCTTCTTACTAAGGGAAAAATCTCAAACAACATATTTGTTGGAGAATTGCCACCTACAACTAGTAAGAACTGGGATGATTTTGTCAATGTGGACGTAGGTCAGCAAAGAGATTATGGCGGTTATTCTTCTGGCTATGCTAACATTTATCTTTATGCAAGACCAAAGGGAACTCCACTTAGAAAGAATGTAAAGTTACTTGACAAGATGGAAGGTGTTCTTGACAAAATCATTGATGAATCAAGAGACGCAAACTATACAATCAGTACATTATACCGTGATAGCGGATATGACTCAAACCGCCAGTTTCATTTTCAGATGATTTCTGTTTCGGTTATTGTACGTTAATTATTTCATTTATTTAGGATAACAATTTAAACTCATAACAATATGGCAACGAAAGTTACAAGTACAGGCGCAGGTGCAATCAAGCTCTCTAAGCCTTCACACATTATTGTTCGTCCGTTCAATGGTAATGCGGCTGGTGACGATTATTACGATTTGGACGATGTTGTTCGCGACACCACATCTATCTCTCAGGACGATAACGATACTACCGATATTGAGCGCGAGACTTCTGATACTCCTATCATGTCTATCGTGACAACTGGTAAGTATCAGTTTGCTGCCGAGGTTGCAGATACTCAAGCTCCTGTATTGACTGCATTGTGCGGCTTTACAAAGGGTACTGATGGTAAGATTTACGCTCCATCTGGTTACAAGCTGATGTATGCAGAGGTCGCAGTAGTTTTTGACAACGCAGACGGTACTACACACACAGCATTGATTCTGCCTAAGTTGCAGCTCAACTCCAAGACAACCATTGAGTCACTGAACTCTAACTTGGCAAAGGTTGCATTGGCTGGCACAGGTCAGTTGGTAGAAGTTAAAGATGGAAGCGTAACTCGCAAGACACCATTCTACATTGACCCTGCATACACATTGCCAACTGCTAGTGTATAATGCAGATTCTTCAACAATTCTCGACTATATACAAGGGGCGGCGGCTTTAATGCTGTCCGCTCCTTTTTAAGTTTTATCATTTATGGCTGAAACATTATACAAAAAAGCATTAAAGCTTATTACGAAGGAATTAGACAAGGATGCAAAGAATGTGTTAAGAGAATGTATTCAAGAAATTACATACACACATCAAACGCACAACCTCTACGATTCTTACGGATATGGCATTTATGTCGAAGGCAAGCTTGAAAAAATAGGTTACTTATCATCCTCTCCAAAAGCATCCAAAGGCAAGAATTGGTATGGAGAAGAGATTAAAGGTCGTGAAGCGATAAACGAATATCTCAAAAACGATTATTCCCCTAGTGGAGTAATTGATTTGGCTGTCGTTGCGACTATGCCCTATGCTAAGATATTGGAAGATGGCGGTGGTAATCTGAAACAATCTTACAGAGTCATTTCTATGTCGTTTCAAAAGCTACAAAACCTATCCAATAAGTATAATGGAACAGTAAGTGTGATTAGAAAGTAATTCATATATATGGGAAAAGTATATAGAGCACAAAAAGACCCGAATAAGGCTAAGAAACAAGCTATAGAAGACGAGAATAAGGTGTTACCTAGTTCTCCTTTGTCTGATGCGGCAATGGAACGTCTGGCGCAAATTATGAATGATTCTCCTACAATTGTAAAACTACAAGGTACAGAGTGGGAGATAAGAGCATTGAAGCCTGGCACTCAATGGATGATTGCAGAGGAGGCTTGCAAGATAGTCAAGGGCGAAAACTTATCAATGGGTGACGTTATAAAGGAGTTTGCCATCAACATTCCATCGGTGGCAAGAGTAATCACACTATCCTTGCTCAATGACAAAAAACGCATTGATTCTGAGGAATACCAACAAGTTTACGACCAGTTGCTTTGGGGAGACTATGACATCAAGGATTGGGCAACATTACTCGTTGAAATTCTCAATTTGCTAGATGTGGATTTTTTCTTCGCGAGTACCAATGTGATTCAGACCGTCCGCAATCAAGCTCTGATGAGGAAGAAGCAAGCAGCCGAATTATCCCCTCACGAACAGAATACGGACAAATGATAGATTTCTTACGTGCCAACACATGGTGCTCGCAAGAAGAATATAAGTGGAGAATGACCGTTCCGCAGATTCGCCTTGCGTCTATGGATTTTACTCATTTAGAGAAGATTTCGTCAGACAAAGACGAGAATAAGAAGAACGACAAATTAAAGAATGCAAAGGTAATCAATGGTGCAGAGGATTTACGAAACCTCAATGACCTTGGAATACCTATTTTATAAATTCTTAAACTTTTGAATTATGGCAGATTCAGCATTAGGAGCAGCTCTAACCATTCCTAAAAGTGCGTTAGATGCAATAGAACAAGCAGACAAGAAATTGAAAGACATACAAGATACGGCTAAAAATACCGCGTCTAGTGTAACACAATCTTTCAAGGATATGTCTGTTGGTACTAAGCCGTTCCTTGATTCTTTAGACCAAGTTATAGCAAAACTCGCAACAATCAACGCATCTGCTTCAAATGCAAGCAGTGGTATCTCAAACGTAGGTGCGAGTGCAGGTAACATGAACAATAACATTACGTCAGCAGCACAAAACATTCAAAATATGGTAGCACAGCTATCTAAGATGAATGGTTCCGGCACTAGTGGTATTATGCAAGCGGCACTTGCATTTCAGAGATTACAGGAATCAGCAAAGGGTGCTAGCGGTATGAATATTGCTGAGTTAAAGCAAGAAATTGGTTCTATTGAAAGTATGTTGCGAGATACAACACAAAATCTCACCAAGGCAGACCAAGATGCACTTATTAAGCGAAAGAAGTCATTACAGGATGAGTTACGATACCAGCAGCAGATGTATAATGAACGTGCTGTTGCTTTTCAGAAGGCTCTTGATAAGATGGTTAGTGCAGAACAATCTTACAACAACAAACAGAGAAAGGCATACGCTGATAGAGCAAAAGACTATCAGACGAGAAATAACAAGGCAAACACTACATATCAAGGCGCGCTTGATTTCTCTGCTTCTGCAAATACGCTCAACCGCCAAGTACGCGCTATAGAATATCTGAAAGAGGCTCGTATGAAGTTGTCTCAAACCGATGCTGATTATAAGCGAAAATTGGATATTCTTAATGCTGCAATTGAGCAACATAACAAAAACTTGAAAGAGGCTGGTGTTAATTCTCGCGCGTTGACAGAACAAACATCATATATGGCTGGATATATGTCACGTTGGGCACAGCGTATGGCATTTGCATTCTCAGTGGGTTCTGTCAAGAATTTTGTCGAGCAGATTGCATCAGTCAGAGGTCAGTTTGAACTCTCTGAGCGTTCACTCGAAGCTATCTTGCAGAACAAACCAAAGGCAGACGAGATTTTCAACAAGACAGTAGAACTTGCCGTTAAATCACCTTTCCGTATCAAAGACTTGGTGGATTACACACGACAACTTTCCGCATACCGAATTGAGTCTGATAAACTTTATGATACAACCAAGCGACTTGCCGATGTTTCAGCAGGTCTTGGCGTTGATATGGGAAGACTTATCCTTGCATACGGACAAGTCAAGGCTGCTGCATACCTTCGCGGTTCTGAGGTTCGTCAGTTTACTGAGGCTGGTATCAATATGTATGGTGCGTTGCAACAATACTTTAAGGAAGTTAAGGGAGAAGCGTACACGACCGCACAGATTGTTGATATGATTTCCAAGCGCAAGGTTACATTTGAGGATGTTGAGGCAATATTCCAACGCATGACCGATAAGGGTGGAACATTCTACAATATGCAAGAGATTCAGGCTGAGACTCTCCAAGGTAAGATTTCCAACTTGAAGGATGCTTTCGATGTGATGCTCAATGATATTGGCAAGGCTAACGAGGGTACGTTCAAGGGAATGATTTCTGGTGCAACAGAAATGCTTAATAACTGGCAAAATATAGCAAAGGTTATAAAATATGTCGGTGAACTTCTCCTTATTATAAAAGTTCGCTCAATGCTTGCTGGCACAGAGACAACAAAAGCATTCGCAAGACTAGCATCAATGAACAATGTTGCAGGCATCGGAAAGGTTGCCCTTGGAATAAAATCTGCCATTTCGCAGATAGGAACAGCTGCTGTTGCAGCAGGAAAGGCTATACAAGGTGCATTACCAATAATGGCTCTTATGGCAGCTTTAGAAATATTCACTAGTATCTCTGATAGTGTAAAAGAATACAATGAAAATCTATCAAAGGCTATGGATTCTTACGCAAAGTCTATGAATATTTTGAAAAAATCACAAGATTCATACACTCTTGCAATCAAGATAGACGGCAAAAACGGAAAAGACAAGAGAGAAGATGAAATTAAACATCTTATCTCTGAAATGGAAAAACAAGGCTATTCTGTCACAATTCCTGTAAACTTTGGTTCGGCAGAAGATGCAGATAAAACATATCAAAAGTTGACTTCTGACTACAAGAAGTTTATTGATGATATGATGGAGATGGATGCCATTCGTGCTCAGAATATAAAAGAATCTGTCGGTCCTGGAGAAAATATAGATGAGGATTTATCTGATTATGAGAACTCGTATAATAAGATTATAGCATATACATCCAAATGGGAATCTGCCCTCGAAAGTGTACGCCAAAATTATAAATATCTCACAGAGGATGCCCAGTTGGCGGTTGATAGAGTTGGAAGAGAAGAAGACTATAAAGATAAAACCGAATATTTGGAGGCTGTATATAATGCACTTCAAAAAGCAAAAGTCGGCTTCATAACATTCGTTCAAATGTCCGATGTTCAAAGACAAAAGATTGATGGAACAATGGATGCGATTCGCTCTTCTATTGAGGGAGCAAATGCAAGTATGTTCAGTAGTCTTCGACGCGACAAAGAAGAAGTAATCAAGGAAACTAAAGGGTTGTTTGATGTTCTCGCAAAATACACAAACGACCCAAAAGAGATTATGCTTCGTATTAATCGCTTTGCAGCAGACCACGATTATTCTGAAACCAAGAAAATGCTCTTGACACATCTTGCAGAAGATAAATTCAATATTCGGATTTCGGCAGACACAAACTCTGTTCAAAGAACTATTGATTACATCGACAAGACAGTTCAATCATTCGTTGATTCTAAAACATACAAGATAAGCATTGATGTCAGCGACCTTAAAGACCCTCTGTCTCAGTGGAAAGATTACTTTGAAAATCTTGAAAAGAATCAAAAAGCACTCAAAGAGTCGGATGCTTGGTTGCGTCGTATTATGTCTAAAGGAAAGGATAAAAAGGGACTATTCTCTGCTGATGAAAGTATGTTTACAGACGATGAGTTAAAACTTATCGGAGTAAAACGCAAGCCTAAAATGTATGGCGTGTGGGCAAAGGAACAGGCTAACGAAATTAAATTATCAGCTTCTCAACTTGAAAAAATAGCAAAGGAGAGATTAAAGGCAGTTGGCGATGTTTTCACAAACTGGGATTGGGAGACTAAGGAAGACAAAAAGAATACACGAAAGACTAAGGTTGCCGCAGAAAAAGCACAGCGTGATATTCTCAACGAGCGCATTTCTCTGTTAAAGGATATGAGTTCTGAATATCAGAAACTCATTAAATACGAAGGCGAAGAGCAAGCTACAGCCGATGTTCGTAAGCACTTTGCGTTGGCGGCAAAGAATGTTGGTATGAATATAAACAACTTTGTCCCAGACCGCCAGACTATTGCGAAGAAGATTGAATATCTTGCAAGCCTATATAAGGAACTCGGAAAACGTAGCAGCGCATTACGCAACGCCACTGAAATCCGTCTTGATATTGATGAGGAATATTTCAAGCAACAACTTGACGATGCGAAGAACAATGCGCAAGAAGCATTCTCACAGCTCGATTTGTTTAAGAAGCTCAAAGGAGAAGGTCTTTCTGATAGCATCATCAAAAGTATGTTCGGTGACTTGACTTCTTCTTTCGATGAAGTACGATTGTCTATCCGAAATGATTTCGAGGCAAAATGGGGTAAAGACCAGACTAAATGGGGTGATGATGTTGCAAAGGAATACACGTCACAAATGCAGAAACTTGATAAGGAAGTCTATCAAGACCAAGTTAATCAAGCGCAAGAACTGATTAAGGCATACAAGCAGCAACTTTCAGACCAGTTGCAGTTGGATAAGTGGTACATTGAGGAAAAGCAGAAAATCCAAAACAATGCGAATATATCCAAGAACAAAGATTTACAGAAGCAGCTTCAAGATAACCTTGATAAGCAATATGCAGCAAAGACAGATGCTAATTCTTGGAAAGATTTTCAGAATAGCGATATGTATATTTCTATCTTTGAGAATCTAGACCACACATCAAACCGAGTGCTTACTGCAATGAAAGCGAGACTTGAAGGATTGCGTTCTTCTCTAAAAAATCTCACTCCAGAGCAATTAAAACAGATAGTTGAGCAGATTAACAAGATAGATGCTTTACTTGTTGAGAGAAATCCTTATAGTAATATTGGTAAGAATTTCAAGGAATATTTGAAATTTGCCAAGCAACGCAAAAAGCTAGAGGAAGAATATATTGATGCTACCCAAAAAGAGCAGATATTGAAAAACGACCAAAGCAATGCGAATAAGGATGTCAAAAATGCAGAGATTGCTTACAATAATGCAGTAAGAAAATATGGTATTGCTTCAAAAGAAGCCATCCAGTCAAGAATCCTTTGGGATATTGACAAGGCAAGACTTCGTACCATAACAGACCAGCTTGTAGCGCAAGGAAAGATAACAGAAAAGCAAGCAGAGCAGATACGAAACGGACAGAAGTTGCAGAAGACTTTGCAACAGCAAGTTCAGACTATCGGGCAAAATTTCTCTGATGCAGCTAGTTCCGTTACAGAACTTTTTAGCGCATTGAATGACTGGGGTGCTAACATCGAAATGTCTGACGATTTATCAGAGGTTGTAGATGGAATCAGTAAGATTGGTTCTTCTCTTGAAGGTATTGATATTACTAGACCATTCTCTGTTGTCAAAGGTACGATAGGTGTTATCGGCGGCATCGGAAAAACTCTTGGCGGCATCTTCGGATGGGGAACAAAAGATAAAAAGCTGCAAAAGCAGATTGAAAATCACCAAAAGGCGATTGAAAAACTGCGAGAGAGATACAGCGAACTCAAAGATGCTATGGATAATGCTTTTGATATTGAACGTTTGGCACAATACAATGATGAGATGGTTAAGAATCTCAAAACTCAGAATGCCAACCTTGAATCAATGATAAAAGCGGAGCAGGACAAGAAGAAGACCGATAATGATAAGATTGAAGAGTACCGCAAACAAATCGAAGCCAACAACAAGGCTATCGAGGAGGCAGAACAAAGTCTTACAGAGCAACTTGGCGGATTCGGAACAAAGGCTAACTATAAGTCGGCAGCAGAGGAGTTTGCAAAGACTTGGGTTGATGCTTACAACGAAGGAAGCGATGCTCTCGAAGCACTTAATGATAAATTCGATGAGTATATACAGAACCTCATAGTTAAGCAAGCCACACAACGTATTGTTGGTAAGATGGTAGAGCCGTTACTCAAAAAGATTGACAATGCGGTTGAGCAAGGAAGCGATGGTGGAAATAATGGATTGGATTTGGTTAAAGCTGAATTGGATAATATTATGACAACCGGTAAGGATAAACTGAAAGGTGTTTCTGATATGTTGAAATCATTCGTTGATGGATTAGGATATAAACCAAAAGGAAGTTCAAATATCTCTGCTTTGCAGCAAGGTATTCAGTCTGTTACTGAATCAACCGCACAGGCGTTGGAATCGATACTCAACAGCCTACGATATTATGTAGCTACTCAACAAGCAGACATTCGTATCATTCGCGACACTCTGTTAGAAAAGCTCGGCAATAGTATCAGCGCGATAACACAAGACACTTCAAGCAGTCCTGTACTCATTGAGTTGAGATTGCAGACAACAATACTTACTGATATTCGCGACACCTTGGCTAGCTGTGTAAAGGGCGGTCACAAGCAAGGAAGAAATGGTATCAAGGTATTTATGAATTAGTTTTCTGAGTTCTATATATAAAATTAGGGCAAGCTCGGTTTCACAACTGAACTTGCCCTTTTTAATCAACATAAATCTAACTAAACCTTAACTAATATAAAAAGTAAAATTATACTTTATGTCTGTGTACCGCCGTACACTCTGTAAATAAGAAAATAATATAAATATTCTTTTTTCCAACTTTGCTATTTAAATGAGCTGTAAGACGTTATTTTTGTTCGTCCTTACAACTATTCCACTCTGACACATAAATCGTTCCTAGCGTCATATTTGCGTCATCGTAGCCAATGATTTTAACATCATTATCCTCTCCGTACTCTATGAGGTCACATTTTCCTTTGCATTCGATGCGAACTTCACTCTTTCCGCACACGTAAATGCGAGTAACCATATTCTCTGGAACTTCAATCTCCAAATCCTTGCAGTACGCGACAAGAATAATCGTAGAGCGCACATTGATAACTCCATGAGCACCTATATACATTTCGCTGGTATATCCGTGCTCATTACATTGGTAGAATCCATTGGCAAACTCACCAAACTCTTTCAAAAGGTACTCTTTTGACAATCCCCATCCGAAAGCAATAGAATCAGCCATAAACTCAATTCCGTTTGAATCAAGAGCCATATTTACCAATTCTCGCTTACTCGCGGCAGAATCCCATTTCCCTTTATATTCTCCGCACAATCCCAATCTTAGGGCATTGCGCTTCAACGTCAATAATTCATTGTTATTCCCCATACCATTCTCTCAATCTATCGTTAATTAAAGTGTTCACATACGCATAGGTTTTGTCGTAACCGACAAGTTCGTGACACTTGCGGACACACCGCATAGCAGATTTCTCATTGATGTCCGCGCGCTGTGCGATAACGGCATAGGAAAAGCCATACCGATTGTGTAGAACGTCAAGAACAAAGTTCCTTGCTACCGCTCTCGCAAAAGGAATGTTAGTATTGCCAACATATAAATCGTCTGCATTCACTCCTTCCTTTTCCTCAGTACTCATAGCCGTGTTCACTTGTTTGCAAACCATCCGCTCTACCTTATCCATCGTATCATTACCTAAGTATATCATAGCCGTTAAATCTTATTTTTATCTTTATAAACGTAACCTACCGTATCACAAGGGTATTTATCATCTGGTGACAATACACCTGCATCTTCCATCTTTTGTCTGAAATCCACAGAAACCATAGGAACTAACTTGTGTAATCTAGAACCATCGGCGGCAGCCCAAATCGGTTTTAGATATTGAACAGGATTCTTAACCTTTACACCATCCCATTTGATTCCATTCTGAATGAATGGTATAAAGATACCGTCTCGCTTCACTCCGTTGGCATCACACATTCTTACAATCCTGTAATCTCGGAATAGTCCGTATTTCAGTTCTATATACCATTCATTATACATAAGCTATTCCTTTCCTTGATTAAGAGCCTCGGCTGCTTGCTCTGCCAATATTGCTTGCTGACCGTGCTCAAAGTTCTTCTTCAAGTCTTCCTCTGTCTCTTCGGAAACTGGAGTGTTCATTACAGTTTCCAACTCTTTCTGCATACGACCGATGTAATCCATCTTGTTCTTTGCGAACTTTGCAGCATCATCTGCATCAGTGAACGCTGTAATCGGATGAGTAATGTTGGCTTCTGTGATGATAACCATGCTATCAAGCATATCCTGATAAGTAACATCTGTCTCAGGGAAAATATCATTTTCTTTTCCCTTTACTTCATTCTTCATCGCGACAAGATTTTCAAGCCACGCGAATGTTGTAGTGGTAAGCGCGTGTCCTTCCATATCAACACCTCCCCAACGCTTAAAACGTGCTTCAAATCCAATATGTGTGTGGAAAATAGCACAATCCTTCAAAATTACGATGAAGAAATGACCGAAGTCGGTAACGCTTTCAACATCTTTTCTGTTGATTCCGACAACAACTTTAAGCAAACCTGCATTGTTGTCAACAGTCTTCTTTTTTGCAATTCTAGCCATAACTATATATTTATTTTTGTTCTACAATCGTTTTGTACTCGAAGTTTCTACATGAAGGATTTTCTTTCGATGTGTATCTCTTCTCCGTGGTATTATTGCAAATCCCATCTTTGAAAAAGAAACAATCCTTGCAAGTATATACTAGCGGAATAATGTCTCTGCAAGCATCATCGTCAGGATTTACGTATGTATATAAGTTTTTGCCCATGCAATATGGGAACTCAAAATCTTCATCATTCAACAATACGCAATCCTTACAAGTGTAATCAGTCTGTTCCATGTTCCAATAATTTTATTTCGTCTTGGATATAAAACACTGCCTTACGCAAGTCCTCGATGCGCTTCTCGGTCTTGGTCTTGTTACCATCCACCTTATCCTTGCGCAAGAGATACTTGATAGCGTTCCCTGTATTGAAGTCAAGGTGTCTGCAAATATCCAAAGGCTCGACACCACACAAATCCTTTAACCACGCATAATGGGATGGGTGAGACACTTGCTCCGTCTTTTTGTTTGCTGTTTCTCCTTCACCTTTCGTTACTATATCGAACTTTGTACCAAACGTCATAATATCTTCCTCGCGAAAACGAGCGATATACTTGTAATCTGTGCTAACAGATGTGCATATATAAACATCAGCATCCTTTTTCTCGGCATTGAACAGAATAGGGGTGCTGCCGCTCTGAATACCTATAGGGTCAAAATTACATTTTAAGCAATCTTTTTTTGTGATATAAAATCGCAGCCCAACCTTAATATCTTCTTTCTTAATCATAAACTATTTATTTTTACTATTCAAACAAAAAGCTCTATGAGCCATAACGTCTGATGGGTTATGAAAAAGGATAATACAAAAATCACCATGTTCTTTTGTATGAACATTTTGCAAACCACATTCTTTGATAAATCCATTACCGCTAATATAAGGGTTAAGAATCTCGCGAATTGCGCTGTTATGGCTTGGCTGAACAATAATAACACCACCAGTTTCTCGAAGTTCTTCCAGTTTCTTCCACTGAGCTTCTATATTTTCGTCTCCATAGAATAAATCATAGCCATAAGGCTCTGTGATTTCTCTATCTATTCCCATTCCCAAAGGAATGTCAATTACAATAATCGGTTTCATAAGCTATTTCTCCTTATCTTTAATTTCTACGAAATCTCCAATTCCCAAACGAGCATTGTTGATGCAAGACGCAATCCAACCAATTAAGTAGGCAGAAGGCTCGCCGCCGTGTTCCATACCAATATCATCCTCGATGTTATCGCAAGCATGAGAAGCTTCATGGCAACAAACCCCCATCTTCATAGAATCCTTGCTTGCAAAATTAATAAATGAACAAAGCTTCTTATCCGCCTTTTCTCTAACGATATCGTAGGTTATTGCGTCATAATTAGAAAAATCAACTTTCAAAACCTCGCCATTTCTACCTTCAAAACACTTATTAGCGTCTTCTTGGTTCATGCCAATAGCGACACATAACATTCTTGGATAGATAACAGGGTCGTATTCGTAATATCCTTTTTTCTTCATATTCTCAACTATTTCTGTTTTGACACAATCTCGATAGCAGACAATAATGTCTTCTCGCTGATACCTTTTCCACTACCAACACCATCTTTCTCTATCTTCTCAATAGAACTCTTTATAGAGCATACTGCATCATCTATGCTATCTGCACTACTCTTTGCATTCTCGATTGATGATTGTAACTCGTCGAAACGCTTGTCTATATAATTCTTCAATCTTTCTTCGTGCTCTATAACGTTTATAGAGTTTGCGATTTTTGCATGCGTCCAGTTTTCTTCTACACATGCATAATAATCGCCTTTTGTGTCATCATGAATCTTGGAAGACACAACTCTTAGACACACGAAATCGTCTCCATCCATTACAGCATACACACCCTCTCCTGATGGGTATAGTTCGGCTTTCGCCTTATTATCCCTACTTTCTCCTTGTATGTATGCGACCTTTCCTAAAACGTTAACTCTAATCTCCATATCTCAACTATTTATTATGTAATCTACCAATATGCCACTTTGAGCAAACCTTACATAAGTAAGGATGCCAGCCGAGTGCCTTCAACCTCGGAATCTGATTCAGAAACTCCCAAGCGTCATCCTCAGTCTCGTATGCAACCTTCGCCTTCCAAGAGTGAACCTTCTTAGTCCAATGTTCGGGGGCTGGTTTGAACGGCGGCACTTTATTAGGATTGTGATGGTTATTCCTCATAGCTCAATGATATTAATGCAACTATCATCAATCGCGATATAGCAACCAAGTGTCTCGCGTCTGTAGCCGCCGAAATCAATAAGTATCTCAGAATCTTCGCTTGCGCAAATGAACTCTTTGTTGGCAAGTAATTCATCCTTCGTAATGGTTTTCTTAACCTCACTAAAATAAATTCTTCCAACCATAGGTGCATTGATAATGCCGCCAACCTTTACCACATCATCATCCGATGTTATATATATGATAGGTAAATCACCTTTTGCATTCTCAAAGAACACGTTATTCAAAAGCTCTGATTTAGTCATAATCTGTTATTTTTTAGTTGATGATTTTTTGCGACCACGTTTCTTTGTCGTATCGCGCTTGCTAGCAGTGTAATCCAATGACGATTTCTTTGGTCTGCCTGGTTTTCGCTTTACAGGAATGGATTCTTTATTCGGCAACTGCAACGTCTCACATTCCTCATCTTCGCCAAATTCGTTCTCGAACTCTCTTCCGTCACGCTTCTCTGCATCGGCATCATAGGCGCGCTTCCACTTGCGCTTGGCAACCTTCAACTGTTCTTTCTTGAACGCCTCTGATTCCTCATGAAGCTTATCGTAGTCTATCTCAGGTGCATCAAACTCACCTTCAATACTGCATTCGGGAGTTTTCTCAACGTCTTTTGATTCCATTTCCTGATGAATGCGGTCTTCCTCTGAAATGTATGGTTCATCGTCAATTTTCTGCTTATGACTGGCATTATACTCGTCAATGAACTCTTTTATTTCTTTCTTTGAACATCCATCTTTCCTCATTTCAGCCAACTCAAACTCGAACTTCTGACGTTCAATGTCCTCAAATCTCGTTCCGTCCAAATCGCTTCCTTCATTGAGTACGTTGATTTTCTTGTTTTCCTCATCAGCTCTCATCTGTTTGGCAATGGCAATCTCCAATAACGCGTGATTAACGTCCGATTCCGTCATTTCATCGACCTCATAAGCCCTAGGGTCTTCACCAAGCTCGTTTTTCAGAAAGTTCTTCTTTGCTTCGATGCATCCGCTCGGCAAAAACTGAGCCTCATCAAGATACATATAAGGATGAATGCTCTTGATAGACATGATAGGACTCGGCGTGCCGAAGTCTTGCAAAAGCTTCATGTATTTGTCCGCATTCTGCTGATAAATGCAGTAGCATTCCTCCAAATTGCGCTTCTGAACAAGCACAACTGCCATTATCCAGAATGGGTCTTTACCATCCGTGTAGCGTTTCGGCAATCCCTTCGTCTGCAACGATGCCGCTTCCAACGCCCTGTCAAGTGATTCTTCCTTTATTCGCATACATTCTCAACTGTTTAAAAGCATCCACCGACCGTAGAAGGAACTCGAACCTTCTGTTTGCCTAGACTTGTATCTAAAAATACGTCCTACCGCCTTGCGGATGCTGTTGTTTCTATTTTCCACCATTCTTCAACCAATCTTCAATCACGGTACTGTCACCATCAAACGACTGACCGAAGACGTTTACCAACTTGACCGAACAGAGCAGATACGGAATGTTCTTGATGTTGTCCGTTGATGGCTCTGTAGCATCCTGTACCAAAAACAACGCTTTCTTCTGTCTGTAATCGTCATACCACAGGATAAGCGAACCCTCCAAGTAAGCATACAGACTATCCCATGCTTTCTCGGCAGCTTTTATCTGCTCAGTAACGGAAAGCTCAGTAGTTCCGTCAACATCATACCCGAACACGCAGACTGACAACGTGGCGTTGGTGCTCTCATGTCTAGCATTTGGGTCAACGAACACTCTTAACGCGTCACTCTCAGGATAGCTCTCGGTATATACACCCTTCTGCTTACCCTTGGAGTTCAATCCGTCCAATGACTTGTAGCGGACAGAACCGCCGCCGAAATCATCTTCCAGACTCTTACGCAATCCGTCTGCATTCCAAGCTCCCTGCTCGGACTTCAAGTAACGCTGTATGTAGAATTTCTTTTCTGCCATATTCCAAAGTCGGTAATTCGTAAATCAAACATTTATGCTGCAAATATACGCCAAAAAATCAAGCCAAAAATGAACTTTACATAGTTTAACAAATTGCAAATTTGTACCATTTTCCCCATATCCCCAATTAAATATATGTTATCCGCATAAATCAGATTTTTCATATTGAAAATTTAACATTTGAACTCTTTCCCATATAATAATAACACGTAAATAAACCATTGTACTCTCGCGCGCAGCCGTAGTAGGGGATGTCAACCACTGTATATAGTAAACTATATACTCATCCCCTAAGAAGAATGCTTCGCAAACAACCCTGCAATAGGTCATCGAAACTGCAATCCATATATAGCAAAAATGAACATTAAAGTAGAAAAGAGTCTTACTTTTCCGCAAAAATAAAAATAGCTCAAAAGTTGCGTTCTAAGACGTTCAAAACAATCTGGTGATAAACTACACCACGAAGCTGCATAAAACGCTACCTGACGCACAGAAATAAGCAAAAGTAGATGCTATGAAACTTTATGCAAAAAGAAAAGTAGATATGATATTCTCGAAAATACTCAAAATTCGGTAGAAAAGCGGAATTTGAAAAATCAGAGTATTTTACAAAAAAAATAAAAAAATAAAAAATTCGGATGAGAGCTGACCCACCCTGCGAGTGCCAAAAACGGGGGGTGGGGTGTAAATTACCCTATATAGGTATAAATCACTGAAAATCAGCGTATTATTTGCGACAAAAACGGACGTTTTAAGGCAAAAAAGCGGATTTTTCTTTTCTGTTTCTGTTTTCTGTAAATAATCCAAAATAAGAGAAAAAGCATAGAAACAAGAAGTAAAAAGATAGAACGTTTCTGCAAAAGGGCAGAAAAGTCTGAAATTCCCACAAATTTTCTATTTATCATAATATACTGCATAAAAATACATTCCAAACTTGCATAAATATGCAGAAACTTGCATAATGTTTCACACACCATTTTCGTGGAATAAAAGGCGAGTGAAAACGAAAACGGAAAATAAAACGGCTGCAAACTGCAAATAATACGCTTTTAGGCGTTTTCTATATATAAGGTACGTGCGCACGCTACCATATATAAAGACGGCTGCAAAGGTGGTTTTATGAGGCTGCAAAGGTGCAAAGATAGGGCAAAACATATAAAAGCATACAATAACCCCTATTTAACCTATTATATTGCAAAGTAGAGATTACAACTTATGTAAAGAATTAAGAAAAACCAATTATTTTCAAGAAAAAAGCGAGAAAAAGCGTAATTTTTTGCCGAAATATTTTGCAGATACAGAAAAAAGCCGTATCTTTGCATCGCAATTAAGAAACAAAGGGTTACACAAGCAAGACAATCCAAAGTTATATTATTGCATTTCGTTCTTTGATTTACTTACATGTTAGCGTGATAATGAAACGCTTACTATTTGCAGCCGTGATTCTGTTTATACAGATAGCGCAAACGTAAGATAGGCATTATCTTAATATCGTTATCATAAATCTAACAGATGTTAGTGTAATGATACAATATAGTAGTATTAAGCGGTTTTTATGTTAGCCAACAATAAAATAACATAAGGTAGTAACTTTATAAATGAAAGAAGGAAAACGGATAGGCTATTATACGGAAGGTAGCTACATTCGAACTTATTATAAAGCACTGAGACATTCTAAGGTGAGTAATGAAAAGTTAGAGTAATGAAATGAACTGAATGATAAATGAAAGTCAATACATAATAAGTACGGTTATTGTAGGCGAAAACCTCAGCCGTTGGCAATTAGGCGGATTAATTGATAGCCACAAATTAGTAACTTAAAAAATAAAGCAATATGAAAAAGTTATCCAAAAAGCAAACATTATCTTATTTAGCACTTCAAAAGGTAGCTAGATTACAGGAGTTATTGAAAATGACTCAAAATGCAGAAGTTGTAACATCATGCGACAATTACACCCCTGAGGCTTACACACAAAATAGTAAGTTTATAGACGATGCCCAAAAAGAAATTTATTCTTTACTTGAGGGTATCAAAAGAGATGTTGAGTGCATTTAAATAAAAACCCACTACCTTAAAAAAAGTAGTGGGCGAATCAAGTTAAAAGAAAAACTAATAACTCGGTTACACAAGCGGTTGCAAAGTTATTAGTTTTTCCCGAATTAGCAAAATTAATTAGTAACTTTTAAATATTTTAGGCATGAAGACTTATAAAACAAATTATTCAGTAGCTGTAAATTGGTGTAATAATGCGCTTATCCTCTGCAACAATATTACAGAGATAGACCCTTCTGTTTATGATAATTTGCGCTTTGAACTGTTCGATGAAGATGACGGCACACAAAGAGATATTTATCAGTGGTTTATTACAGATTGCACCGATGACGATGTAGAGTACCTAGAGCAAACATTCGGATTGCTTTTCACTTATTCAGACCTTTTGGATAAGTATATCCTTTGCGTTGACCATTTCGGTACAAGTTGGGATTACGTTGAATGGACAACCACAAACGAATTGGCAAAAAGAGAATTAGGAGAAAAGAAGTAATTAAAACTAATTGGAGGGCTATATATGACAAATAAAGAAATTGAAAGCTATAGAAATAGCTATAAGGTGGTGAATGGTATTGGCTTTTGTCGTGTGAATAATGATATAAACGGGAATCCCCGATATGTAGTGCATTTTCTCGCTTTTACTACTGATGAGGAAATGAGAAACGACAATTTAAGCCAAAGTCAATTGTATGCAATTGCCAAAAAGCGTGCAAATGATTTGGGCTTTTCTGTTTATCGTGCTAATTGGTACGGAGGCGGTTTCGTTGGGCAATCTTATTCTTTGATTGATACGGCAAACAAGATTAATGAGATAGTAAACAAGTAACTAACAATACCCTTTGCGCTCGCTTTTATTGTGGGTGCAAAGGTACAAATAATATAAGATATGAAAAAGATTAGAATAAACATTTTGATAGATTTCTATACTAGCAAATTGAGCGATATTGCAAATCGTGTATCAGTCTTGGCAGCCACGGCACAACAAGAAGACGAAAAGCCAAATTTTCACAAAATAGCAAAGGAGGCTAAAGCCCTGTTTGCCGATTACATTGTATTTAAGGCAAAAGCACGTAAATTTATAGATTTACTTGGTATGCCTTACGGTCAAATGTGGGCAAACGAATATGAATTGCGTGCTGCAAAGTATTTCGATTTTCTTTTAAACTAATTGGATATGGATATAACAATACCATTCGTTTTCGCCCTTATATCTTACGTATTAGGCATTATTGTAGGGCGCAATTGGAATAAGTACGTAAAAGAGTAAATAACCTTTTAAAACGCAAAGAAAATGAGAAATACAGGCATAAAAGGATTATTAGAAAATATTGGTAACTTCAATGGGTGGAAGGGTAATATTTGCCTTTATTTTACCAAAAAAGAAGTAAGAGCATTAAAATGTTATGGAATAACTGAAAATATGGATATTAAACAAGCATATTTGAAAGTATCATAAAACATATTGGATAGGTGCAAAGATAGTCGGTATCTCTAGACTGTTCGATTCAGTTTGCACCACAAAGTAACATTAAATAATTAGCAATATGAATAAAGATTTAAAGAAATTAGCTAAAATCTTGCGTTTACTTGATGTTTACGCAAAGATAGAAGAAAAGGGAACGGAATACGAATTCCTTTGCGTTCGCGAAAATAATCACGGAGTAAGTTATGAATGGCAAATTTGGCACGATGATGCCTATTTCGAGCTGCATTTATTCGTTAATAATGAATTAATGTATGACCAAACATATTTATATACTACATTATTTGTTGTCGGACAATTAACAAGTGATATTCAAAAGTACTAATAAAATAGTGTGTGCGCCCTTATCTTTTCCCTTTGATACACTTTATCAAGTGGGAAAAGATAAGGGCATATAAAGTAAATAAACGGCTAAATTTAGAAAGTTATGAATAAATATAATAACTACACAAATGAACTGAAACGTATTGGAGTGCCTAATTATGATGGTAAACAGTACGAAGAATATTTTAAAGAGATTGCAACCTCTTATGTACTTTGCAACCTTACAGGAAGACAAATGGCTTATGTGGCTGTAAAGATGGCAGCACAAAAAGAATTTGGTTTTAATGAATGTATGAAAGAGTTTGATATTGCTTAAATAACATAAAGATAGAAAGATATGAATAAGATAGCTTTGAAGAAATTCGTTATTATAAATTATTTGGCTAGTTGTAACAAATACCCTTATGGATATGGGAAATATATAGAGGATGTTGGAGATTTCCGGTTAACATCTTTGATAAGTCATATCCTAGGCTACAATCATCCGAACGATAGCACTATCAGAGATGATGCGAAACGAATACTAAAATACATAGACACAAAAGACAAAAAGTATTTGAATTTTGCTTTTACACCATATTACAGAAACAAATTAATTGAATATATTGCTTAAAAGTTACTATAGCCGTGAGTAGTTAGAGACTACCTCCAAAAGCGAGATTTGGCACGGCACAAAGTTAAAAAGAAAACTTGGATATGGGAACAAAGGAAAAAATAAAGAATTGGTTGGAGGCTGAATATAATAGCCTTCACTTGGAACATGTAAGCGAGCAAAAAGAAAGCGAGTTAAAAGATAGATTTATTCGCTTTTATTGCAAGTTCGATAAACGACTGATACGTATCAAGCGTGAAAAGATAAGCGTATCACCGATTCAAAATGGCGGTGTGCGATTGTCTTTGGTAGCTTGGGGAAAATGCTATGGGCAATTTTACGAAGTGTAACTTTTAAACAATTGGATATATGAGTGACAAAGAAATGAATTTGGCTATCTTAAACAAGTTGTATGAGATAGCCGATAAGGTTTTTAATGAGGGTGTAAACGTGAAAGAAGGCAATTACACCGCCTCAGATTTGGCAAAGATGAAGGATAGCGCATTTAAAGATGGCTATTTGAAGACTGAAAAGAAATCATATAAGAATGAGTGTAATAAACAAGTAGAAAAAGATTGCTTTATTGCACCGATGGCGAGTGTAAATGTGCTATCTTTCGTTTGCTCATTCTGTGTAGTTCAAATCTTTGCTTTGGTAGCTAAGTTTGAAAAGTTAGCTAGCATTGGTAGCAAGAAAAGAATGTTTATCAAGCAGAAAGATAATAATGAAGTACTTTGCACCGTGAAAGTACTTATCAACAAATACTACTCTAAGCTATCTTTGCATTGTGCAAATGATGATTTGCGCCCTTCTATGAAAAATGTATGCTTGGATATTAGAAACGGAAGGGCAGCCGCTAGCGATGGTCACACGATGATGATTAAGGGCTTGGATGTGGTAAGCACGGAACATTTCACATACGATTACAATTTGCCTTTGGTAAACGGTAAAGACTTTAAAAAGATGTGCTCATTGGCTAAGTCGGGTAGTACTCTTACTTGCAAGTTGGTACGTGAACCAAACGACAATACATATTGGGTATCTGAATGTTGTGGATATTACTCTAAGACTGAGGAAAACAGATACGTAAATTACTCTTCTGTATTACCAAAGATTAATCCTGATAATCTTTGCACCATCAACGAAAAGACTTGGAAGGGTATTTCTAAATGGTTGAAGAAAAACAAAGGTTTTAACTCTATCGGTTTAGTAACAATCAAGCATAAAGAAAATGATAATCGTATTACATTCACAATTAACGGAATGTATGATAATCATGATGGTATTGAGATTTCTTGTGAGTGTGAAAACGTACCAAACAAGAATTTTGCGATTGGATTAAAGATTGATAGTCTGCTGAGATTTGAAAACTTCAATTTTGCACTTGGAAGATATTCTACTGAAGCTTTGGTGTATGTAGGTAGTTTGGAAGTTGGTATGATGATGCCGATGTATATTGATGATGAATATGACGGATTCAAACTATCTGATGGCTACATTGGTGCATACGATTATTGTGGCTTTGCGGAGTCTTTTGATATGCCTATTAATGAGCCTACAGAAGACGTTATTACCGCAAAGGTGGATAATGTTACAACTGAGGAAAAAGAGTGCGCTACAGAAGAAAAAACAGAGCAAACGAATAAATCTACAAAGGAAGTATCATTGGATAAATCTAGCAATAAGTTTAGTTTTGATGCAGTTGGTGTAAATGTAGGCGATACACTTACCTTCATTGATGGCACAAAGGTTATTGCAGCAGAAAACAATAAGATTATATTCTGTGGGGAACTGTTTACTTTGTCGGGGTTCTGTAAAGAGTTCATGCCTGATGAAAAGCGAACAAATAGTAATTCCTATCGTGGATGTGCTTTCTTCTTTAAGGATGGCGTTAAATTGGAAAAGCTATTCAAGGATGCGCAAAAGAAATCATTGGTATCAAGCAAAGAAGAGATTGCAGCCGTACCTGATGATACATTGAATAGCGTACCAAATGAGCATCAAACAAGCGAGAAATGCACCGAGCGGACAATTACACCATTGGCAAATGAAAACGTCTCAGAGCGCAAAGAAACGGCATCAACCGCAAAGGTTGTGGCTATCTCTATCGGTGTTCCTTCATGCTTGGATATTCCACCGAACAAGCCGTTAAATGCAGCTGTAGGCGATTGCTTATGTGGTGTTGGCAAAGTAGTACACACACTACCTTTGCCACCTCCACGGAGCAAAAGAATGAGTGAATTAATAACATATACAAACTTTTATAATACATCATAAAATGAACGTAAATCAATTAAGAAAGGCTATCAAGGTAGCCAAAGCAGAAAGTAAGGTAATTCATATTGCAACCCCTGATGTCCGTTTTCATATTGACTTCAATAATTGCAAGTATAGAGTTGACGGAACGAATGAGCTACTTATAATAAACGATTCGTTTCTTAAAGATACTATCATCTTGGATATTCATCAAATAATGTTTATCGAAACAAATTTTAAACATTAATCAATTAAAAGAAAGGAACGAAAATGAAAGTACATCACATAGCACATTATGAATATGGCAGAAGACCACATTCAGAAATGAGAAAAAAGGAGTTTCCTACACGATGGGAGGCTGAGAAGTTTTGTGAGGAATGGAGAAAAGAACATTATTGTTTTGGGGGTGCAGCATGGGCAGAAAGCATAACAGAGCCGAGACCAATAACCGCTAACGATATTCTCGCAGCCGCAGTAATCAAAAAGATTTTAAGATATTAAAAAGACTAAGTTATGAGCAAATTTATTGAAGTAACAACAAGAAATAAGATGTTGATAAACGTCTCTGAGATAGCTTGTATCGAGCCATGCAAAGGTTTTAATATAGAAGGCTGCATGATTACCCTCATTCACACAACAAAGCGTTTTACAGAGGGGCGCAAAATATTCATAAAGGAGACTTATAATGAAGTTAAAAAATTAATTCGAGGGTAAAGTTATGAAAGTATATGTAGTTATCAATTCACACCAACATGGATTGGGTGAGGCTGTTGAGGTTGAGGCAGAAGTATTCTCAACCAGAGACAAGGCTAGAAAAGCGATGGAAGGCAAAGGTCTGAACACATTGGAAAGCTATAAGCATTCATTGGATTGTGATGATTTCCAAATCAGCGTATCAGGCTCATTCTATCATATCTCAGACAACGAAGGTGAGACGTGGGATAATTTCGATATTGTAGAACAAGAAATAAAGTAACAAGACTATGGATATTAAGACTATCAAAGACATCTTAAATGATGCAAAGGAATGCGGTTGCATTGCAGGTATTTCACTCTCTAATGGGCAGCTAACTCATGCAAACTTTAGTAAATCAAAGTTGTTTGATTTTACTGCCGATGTTCTTTATAACGAAAAAAAGCATTTGGTAACAATACTTTCCGAGAACGGAAACAGAGATTACATTGATAGTGATACTATCATACGTATCTTTATTAGAGAAGTTGTTTAACAATTAATTATAGGAGATTATATCATGTGGACTAAAGAGATTGAAGATTGCTTATCCAAACTTACAAAAGAAGAGGAGCGAGTATTGAAGAGAACCATCACCAAAGGTGGATTTGGTAATGATAGTTGCAGTTTCAGAAACATTCTTGGCGGTATTTCAAAGGAAGGAACTATATGTTGGGTGTATATGACTAACTATAGAAATCCAAATACCAGACGTTTCTACCTCAAGAAGACTGAGGAGATATTCAAGTCTATCCGTGAGAAGTTATGCCCAAATGGTGACATTGGTCGTTTCTTTATTTATCAGAAGGAATGGTGGGGAGAAAATTCAAGCGACATTATCCGTGTTCCTGAAGATATTCATATAGCATTGGAACAGTGGGCAGACGATGGTATTGATAAGGCGACTCATTGCCCTATTAATGAAAAAGACCTTGGCATTGACGATTTGTTAGAAGATTTATTTAACGATGGACATTATTCTTGGAACAAAGATAATACAGAAAAGGTTGGATTTGTCGGCAACGAGCCAATATTGGTACGACAGGAAACCGATAACAAATTGCTGGTTAGATTCCTTGGCGATGCTTGGTGTCCTGATGTTGTTGAGGAATGGGTGAAGAGAATTGAACATGACAAGAACAATGATGTAGATTACGTGATTGATACTTATATGTTTGGGGTGATTGAGAATGACCGAGAGCGTAGAAGTAGCGATTTTCACGTTTCATTCTATTATCGTGGATAATAAATAGAAGAAAGTAACGTTTTAAGTAATAAGAGATAGGATAGGAGATAGGAGAAATGAAGACAACAGAAATCAAGAATGAAGGTGGCGCATCTGTAAAATACGACATCGTGAACATCGGCTGTAAGGATTGCCCTTATTGCATGATGGCAGAAGGTCACTACCTTTGCCGTTCTGACAAAAGCTGCAACGCAAAGGCAAACATGACCGATGATGATGAGCCAAAACAGAAAGTAATAATATACAGTCGTGTCTCTACTGAAAAGCAGACATTGGAGCAGCAAGAAAGAACAATCAACGAATGGTTGAATTGTCACAATCTGAAAGCTACTCACGAAGTGAAGGAGGAAGGAGTATCGGGTAAGGTATCTTATAAGGATAGAAACCTTGGTAAGGTAGTATTGCCGATGCTTGATAAAGGTGATATACTTATCGTGTCAGAGGTCAGCCGTATCGGTCGTTCCATGAGCGACATCAACAAGTTTGTAAATGACGAGCTGAAACCACGTGGCGTGCGATTGGTTATCGTTCAGATGGGTATTGACCTTGATTGCAGCCATCTGAAAGCGATTGACGAAATGTTGTTGTTCGCTTTTTCATTCTCGGCACAGATGGAGCGTGAACTCATACAGGAGCGAACACAGAGCGCATTGGAAGTACGCAAGCAGAAGTTGGCACAAGACGGAGAATTTATCTCAAAGTCTGGTAAGGTCGTTAAGAAGTTGGGCAGACCTAGAAAATGTGACTTATCAAATGCACAGAAGGCAGCATCGGAAAAGCGCAAGAAAGAGGCTGCTGAGAAACCTTGCAACAAAGCTATATGGAATGTGGTTAAGAAGTGTACCAATGACTTCACAGAATTGACTACACCTAACTTTGCGGATGCAGCTATGATGTTGCAGCAGATGGGTGTTTATTCGTCCACTGGCAAGGTTTTGACGAAAGAACTGGTAAGAAGTGCGTATTACAATCTACGCTCAGTCTATGGCAGTCAGGTTTATTTCAGACGTGGTTCTGCAAACTATCGTGTAATGCGAGAAAAGGGTATGACTGATGAGGAGATTCAGCAGTATTACAAGGAACTGAATAACAACAATAATAATACAGAGGAGGTTTAAGTTATGGCATTCTTAATAGCAATTTGGCTAATCGGCACATTGTTCGATTGCGCCATGGGCAGAAATAAAGATTAAAATTTCTGCCCTACACACAATATAATGACGCATATTGCGTTATCTTTTGAAAATAATATAAATATATAGCCATATCGCATCACGGTTAAGCGAATAAGTTATGAAGATTAAGACATCAAAGTACAACGAAGTAAGATTATCTGATGTTGCTCAATACATCAAAGTTCCTGCACAGATAGTAAAGCCATCTACTCCAAATGGAGTATTGATTGGTGATGTTCACTACGAAGACGGAAAGAAAGAACGAGTATATTCAGACTATGAAGTACGTATTAACAACGTTCAGCTACCATTCGCAGTTGGAGAAGATAGCTACTTCAATAGCGAGATTGAAATCAACTAACAGATTCAGCCCTCGACATCACGGTTAAGTCATTATGACATGAGAAAATCTATTGATACATACGTACAGAGCATTGCGCATGACAACGCTCAGTATATCAAGGAGGGTGGATATAAGTCTATCGCAGACTACATCATTACAATATCCGAGAATGCGGATTGTGGTTGGTTTGATATGTTCGATGATTCAGAACTTGAAGAGCCAGCTTGCGAGCCAACCGATGAGCAGATTGAGGAATTGAAGGAATATCTTAATGATAATTATAATTATCTTCCAGAGTAACTAACCATTTAAACTTACGGATATGAAGAAATATCAGATATATTACAATAATACTGTTGAGATAAACAATGTTGTAGAGTTTGATACATTGGATGAAGCAAAGCAATATTGTACCGACAATACGAAAGGGTATGATAAGGTATGCGACAATGATAACTGTTGGGAAGGTCGCAGCAATAACTTTCATTATGAAGTCTATGATGGAGTTAAGGAAATCATAGATGAGGATGGTGACGTTGTTGATTTCAAAGACCCAGTTTACGAAACAGAGCAGTTTTATTGCGATTAATCAATGTAAAACCCAAAAGAAATTATTAGTTTTCTGTAATAAATATAATTATGAAAAAGATTTTGATGTTTATGGCAATTATGATTGCCGTGATTTCTCTTTCTTCTTGCAATTCGTTAGAGAAGAAAGCGAAGAGACAATTACGTGACACGATGGAAGAACTGGCAAAAAATCCAGAAACTTTCAAAATCACAAACGAGAAAGTCGTTTTCTCCAACGATTCTATGTGTACTATCTCTTTTATTGGTAGAGGTCAGAATGGTTTTGGTGGATATAATTCATCAAAGATGGAGTACACCTTCATTAAGTTAGCTAAAGACGATGAAGGGAAAACAACATATTGTGAGGCTCTTTTGGATATGGAAAACCAAAAGGACAGAAGAAACTCAATTAAAGAAGCCATTAATGATGTTGATAAAGGTTTTCTATATGGCTCATCAAAGGCTGTTTATGATGAATTTATCAAGAAAGGTATGAGCAAAGAAGATGCAAAGGCTAACTACCTGTATTTTCAAGCTATGGTAAATACAGCCATTAACGGAAGAGAAATAGACAATAATGATTAATAATCGTATAGCCCTCGACACCACGGTTAAGTCACTATAAATGAAAAAGATTTTAATGCTTATGGCAATTATGATTGCCGTGGGGTTTGTTTCTAGTTGCAGCATTAAGCCAAAAGTTCCCGAAAAAACACCTGCACAATTACGAGCAGATTCTATCGCAAAGGTAAAGAAAGATTCTATTGCGAAGGTTGCCAACTTCAAGAAGTTTTCTTTGAATAGCTTAACTAGACTTCTCAAAAGACAGATTTCGAGTGACCCTGATTACGGAAAGGTTTTAGAATCCTCAGACTTAATACTTTCCGATTCCATCTACCTCGCAAATTGTAGGGTTGCGGTTAAGAATAAGTATGGTGCAGTCGAGCAAGACGAGGACATATATTTGCTTATGTGTAAAAATGCACCAAAAAACGAATGTATGATAGTACTGGATAGAGATAGAATGGATAAGTTTCTGAACAACATATCAAAAGATTGTTGCTGCCTTCCGCTTATTACAAATGGTGATAACGAAATGCGCTCAAAAATCATATATCAGCTTTGCGATAAAGGGCAGTACTTTTTTAACGTTGAAAGGTTTATAGAAAAAGGACTGGACTTTTCACCATTCTAATGTTCTTGGAAATTGGATTGTGAATTAAAATAATATCGGATATGAGAAATTTAAGCAAAACAAAGAAAATCATTCTTGGTATTGCCGCCTTTATTGTGGTCATATTTGCCATTGATTACATTTGGCATTATATTGAATATAAAAAGAAAATAGACCGCATCGAAAGAGAACACAGACAAGAAATGATTGAATTACAGGAGTTAGAGAATATGTATAACAATGGCAATGCCTACGAAAAGCAGAAAGCTTATCAAGAATTAAGAGAAAAGGCTTTACGTAAGGGATTGACTGTTGACGAATAATCATTTCCCCATCTATCAAGCATAGGTGGGGATTTATTATACCCAAAAACAAATTAATCGAATAATTAATAACTGCCAAATGTTAAAGTTTGGTTAAAGGATTACTTAGCACACGCAAGATTGGAATATTTTTCGTATCTTTGCAGCGTCTATAAATAATTGTGGCGAGGTTGGAAGCTCTGCTGCAAAACAGTGGGGCATTTTTTATGCTCGCTTATCTTACGAGAATACGATATAACCATATATCAAAGATATTAGGTGTATCGCCCCTTGCGCATATTGTAATGGTATGTGCGTGCTTTCCACAATTAGGCATAGACAGAGGGTAGCGATGCACCTTCTTTGTGTATCAACCCTACATTTGTTTTACGTCTAAAATTAATTGTAATGGACGCAGTTAAGGTTTTTAATCACCCAGTATTTGGGCAAGTTCGCGTTATTGATGATAACGCAAGTGGTGAATTGTTGTTTTGCGCAAACGATGTTACGCATGCACTCGAATACGCAAATGGTCGAAAGGCGGTTGCAGACCACGTGGATAGTAGAGATATACTGAAACGTGACATAGGGGTAGTTACTGGTAAGAAGGCAGACGGAACAGATGCTTATCAGACAGTTAATACAACATTCATCAATGAAAGTGGTGTTTACTCCCTCATCTTTAGTAGCAAGCAGGAGCGTGCCAAAGAGTTCAAACATTGGGTAACAAGCGAAGTATTGCCATCTATCCGCAAGACAGGTCAGTACAGCGCAAATGTATCAAGTGCAACATTGAATGAGCAGTTACAAGCCAACCTCACGTTTGCGGATTGGGCTATCAAGACCCTCAACATCAACGAGGCATCCAAACTTGGATGGGCAAAGAAGATTAGCGACAAGTTCGGATTGGCTGCCGAATTGCCAGATGCAGTAAATGCAGGAACGGAAAAGCCGATTACGCACGCTGCCACAGACTTATTGAAGTCACACAACGTTGGTATCTCAGCACAAGCATTCAATCGTATGCTTGAACTCAAAGGAGTAGTGAAGCACGCCACTCGCCCAGGAAAGCGAGGAAAGGTGCATAGCTGGTATGTTATCACTCCAGCCTTTGACAAGTACGGACAGAATCAGCAAGACCCTAAGTTTCAGCAGCAGACACAGATACGTTGGTATGATGCTACATTTATGGAATTGCTCACCATTGTTGGCTTGAATAGCCAGACATCACTCAATTTAAATTAATAGGAGATTAGAATATGAACGGACAGAATATCAATGCAACATTGTTGCAGAACGTGGAGCAGCCAAAGTTGGCTAAGACCCTCATCAAGTTACGTGAGGTGTACGTGGACTTTATGAGCGAGGTCGATAGAGCCAAGGAAGAGTATGGCGTGCTTGTGAATGACAGAATAGACGATAAGTTTGCCAGCCAGTACAACGTAATGAGCACGTTAATCAGCAACACTATGGCAAAGATTATGGATTACGAGGTCAATGAGGCTATTAAGGACTAAGTAATCGTACATATATAGTTCCTCGCTTACCTATTGTGGTAGGCGAGGATTTATTTTAGCCCCTATCTAAGCCTATGAAGCTATCGAACCGATAAATCATACCAACGAACTATTTTAGCCGCTTACAGAAGAAATTTTCACTATCTCTTTGAGTTCTCAGATATTTTGCCTATCTTTGCAAAGCAATTATTCATTGGAACTCATCTATCTATCTCAGCCCTGCCGTTGGTGCTCAATGGTGGGGCTTTCCTTTCGCATTTCTTTTATACCTATCATATCGCCCTGCATCATCATTTTTTGGTGGTGTGGGGCATTTTTGTGTGTTAAACAAACATAATATTTTCTCTAAAATACCCGTATCTCTCATTATCCCACATTAATAATTTTAACGGAAAAATAAGTACACTCAGTCTGAAATAAAATGCTTATCTTTGTGCTCGAAAAAGCGTGATGTAGTGGTAAATTACAGCTTGTAACATAATGATATTTTTTAAGTAGGTGCTCGAAAGAGACCGAAGAGATTAAAAATATAGGGATTTCATTAAGTGCCACTACACTTATTGGAATCCTTTCTTTTTTGTTATGCGGAGACATCTAAACATCAATGTAGAACTGGTAGAGCGATATGCTTGCGGTTACTCCAAGGTAGAAAGGAGTAAGCGTATGACTATATTGTGCTTTGCTATTTGGTGTAAGATGCAGCATAGTAATTCTATAATGTTTGATATGGGTACAAGACAACTGATGCGTACCCTTCACATTTCACAACCAAAGGCTCAACTGTTGCTTAATGCTATCAAGACAGATGATTTATTCTCTGTTAAAGAGGATGGTCGCTTTATTGTTACATCATTTAAGGATGATACAAGGAAACTTGATAAAAACGGAAGAGTTTTCAAAGGTGCAAAGATGTTCACAATTGAAGTGAACAAACAATATACACTAAAGGATATATATAACAGACTGAATGAACTTCTGTTTCTGTTTCAGATTGGTAGCCAGGAGGCGAACAGCTCACACGTTAGTGGTAATAAGAAATCAAATCGCTTGTGTCGCTCAACCTTTATCACAATGAAACAATTACAGAGTGCTATCGGTTTGTCGCATGGTTCTGTTAGTGGTATCAAGAAACGTTTAATCAAGAAAGAGCAGATTAAATCAACTTATGCCGAACTGCACATGGCAGACAAGCGTGTACCAAATCAAGTAGAAACAATGCTGATTAGGTTCGGTCGTAAGAATCAGACTTTTGAGATTGGTGATAACGCTTATGTTTGCATACCATGTTCATACGAGATAACAAGCAGAGACGCAAAAAGAAGTTGTGGTCGGCACATCATATACGGATATGGATGCAGAAGAAAGAAAAGTCAGATAGGTACTGAAACAACTAGCAAAGGCAGTTTTGTTCAAATGAATAATGGATACGGAATGCCTGATTAAATGCTAGTGTTTCTGTTTTTGACGTTTTCACACTATTAGTTAGTGGTAATCTATGAATAGTTTATTATACTAACGTGCGTGTGAGTAACATGATTGTTTAATTAAAAAGATATTTTATTATGAAGAATGAAACAAAGTTAGAGAAGGTAAAGAAGTTCCTTGGTGATAATAACATCAAATACTCTGAACCTAAACATAAGGGCAGAAAAGGTCATAGTGACCTTGTATTGTCTGAACTTTGTATTTTTATCAAGATTTCAGGTGATGATGATGCGAAGTTCTTCAATCGGCATAAGTATTATTATCCGATTTTTATTCGTGATAATGAGACCCCAAAGTTCGTGATTGAGAAGGTTCAGAACACTATCATCAAGTCTATGAAAGAAAAGCAGGCAAGATTACTGAATGCTAAAAAATAACGTTTAAATTTAGAGAATATGTTTGGAGAAGAAACAATCACTCGTAAGTGCGTAATTACGCTTACGGGGGGGGCACAAAGTAGTAGGCACGTTATCAATGCCGAAACCGAAAAAAGCTATGTTTCCTGAAGAAATGGAACGTAACTTTATCAAGAGTTTTAACGAATCGCAGCCTAATGCAGTAAACAAGGCTGTTAGTGTTCACATTTTAAGAAATTGATATATGGAAGAGATTAAAGGGGTTCTTACTACATCAACAATATTTAACGGCGTTTGCAACGAATATGAGGGTGTACGTATCAAGAAAGAACTTGGAGTAGTTGTTGCTATAGACAATGAAAACGAGTTCAAAGGTGTATTCACAAAGTATGGAGAAGTGGATATTTTTAAGCAGTTGCTTTCACAAGAAGTAAGTAGTTATTATACGAAATACAAAGCATTCCATATTGAACCTTTGATTCCATACAAGGATTGTGGAGATATTATCTTTGACTTCACAGAGGTTACTTACGGAAAGATGTATGGCGGTTATGTTTATGTTGTACACTACAACTTTGCAAGCACCGCATCTTAATAAACAATATTGATTATGATGACAGTGGGAGACAGAATTAGAATTGAAGCTCAGATTGCAACATTGAACGAGATTGCCATTGACTATAAGGGAAAGACAATCGACAACGTTATTCAGCAGCTAGAGCTGAGATTGGCAGATTTAAATCTGAAACAATAAAAGAGTTAGTAATATGGCTAGAATCACAAGAAACAAAGCTGCCGAGATACTTGGTTTATCTAGACAGACAATCAGTAACTACATTGAGCAAGGTCTCATAGGTAGTTGTGTAGGCGAACATGGCATCTTGTATGTGAACAGCGAGGATGTTGAGAAATACGCCGAGAAGTACAAGATGCTTGCAGCCAACGAAAAGATGATAGATGATAAGCTCAAAGAAGTTGAAGCGCACAAGCGTGCAATAAACGTTGAACTTACCGAGTTGAGAAACAGAGCGACCGCAAACGGCAAACTGGCTGCAAACGCTGTCGGTATGCTTTTTGGCGTAATAAACGCTATGTTGTATCTTGACATTACTCCAAAACTCAGCTATCGTGAATCTAAGTTGCTAAAGGACATTATTAATGGGATGACGTATGATGAGTTGTCAATCAAGTATGGCGTATCAGCAACTAGAATCAGGCAGATTGTAGAGAAGACGTGCAATAAGCTGACGTACAACGAGGATGCCGCCATTGCCGAGATTGCTACAAATCAAGATTTGAGAATCGTGATTGATGGTTTAAAGAAGAAACTAAAAGCAACACAAGCTAGTTATGATGAATACAGACGTGCAAAAGGCGATACTCCTATCGGTGGAACAATACTTCCACCATTAATACTTGGTAAAGATGTAAACGACTGTGGCTTTCCTGTTCGTATTCTGAATATGTTCAGATGGTGCGACGTATATACCGTAGGCGATTTACTCCGCAAATTCCATGGTAAGTCTGATTTGGATAAGATTAGAAACCTCGGGAAAAAGAGCATTTGGATTATCCTTGACTTTATCGAAGAGAACAATCTTAGCTTTAAGCAGAATGGAGAAAGTGATGAGGATTTCTATATTCGTCTCAACAATAATTTATCAAACAAAAAACATGAAGAAAATGATTAAGAAGTGTTTCGGATGGTTCGATGTTTACTATGCCGAAATGTTATTGGGTGTTACGTTTGCAATATCCAACGCTTGTACTGGCAGTTGGAGTATTGCATTCGTTTGGTTTGGATTCGTATTCAGTTGGGGAATATTCAAACTGGTAATAAGCGAGGAGAACAGAAGATACAAAGCTCTTGTTAACCTCTCAAAGGAAATACAGAGTAATGAGAAAAAAGCGGTACAGACAACGGTATGGACTTATGATGAGCTGCAACTTGAAATGCAGCGTCACAGACTGACCGCAATACAAGGTATGAAGTATAAGAATAAGGCTGAGTTTATGCAGCGCAAGAAGAGCCTTACACAATACCTAAAGTATTCTGATGCAATTGACAACCTCTACGAACAAGAAGTTGAACGCTTGCATAAAATGGAGAAAGAAATTGAAAAGAAAAATAATGATGGAAAAGACAAAGGAACTGACTCTGAAACAGAGACTGCAAAATCTGAGTGAAGAACAAACACCATTCTTTCACTCGTTTACACCATTCGCCGCAGGATTTACACAAGGTTTCAATTACGAAAAGAAACGTCTTGTTGCCGCATTGGTAAATAACTCGGAAGTTACAAAGGACTTCATCAACGAGCCTATCAGCGTACCAATAAGCGATAGTATTCTGTTTATGCACGCATTCATTGACGGCTCTGTTGACTATCGTAAGAAGATAGAAACTATTCTATCGGATAAATAGCAAGAAAGGGAGGTTCGTAGCCTCCCTTTTTATTTGCCCTTTCTGAAAACTCAAAACATCGTTTGAGTTTTATTTATTGTCTTTGTTACACTCTAAATCAGCATTCAGATAATCAATGACCTTTCTGTTGGCTTCATCAATCTTCTTGGTATCATATTTAATATAGGTTGATGTTACCGCATTATCCCACATCGCATGACCTAATGCCCTGCCTATAACTTCCATCGGTATATCAATCTCGCTTGCTAGCGTTGCCCACGTATGGCGATTGTAGTAGGTTGAAAGGTAAGGGAACATCGGTTCTTTACTATATTCTCTGAATTTACCTAACCTTTTAAGTCTGAAATTCAAATTGCTCTCAAAGTGTTTGAGATTGAACTTGATGTTATCTTTATACTTTAAAAGGTATTTCTTGCCTTTGTATCGCTTGATAATCTCCAACGCCTCTGGTTCTATCTTTATATCATACAATCGTCCCGTCTTGTTGCGCTTGTAGCATATTCTGCCACCACGAAGGTCTGTTGGCTTCAAATCGAGAAGGTCTGATATATTGATGCCAATCAAATAGAACAATACTGCGTTAAATTAATATTTAATCGTCTGTAAATCAATAACTTATATTAAGAAATGCTTATGAAAACTTAACTATAAAAAGTTGGTCAAGTC